TATAAATGGTTCTCGTTGTAGCGATACCCATAATCTCTACAGAATTCTAAAAACTTCTCGAGATCGTCTAGAGTTTGATTTGCACGTTCGTTAGGCTTGAAAGACAACTTTGCCATTTTAATTCCTTTAAATTAATACTGTTTGTGAAGGGCGAGAAAGTTCGTATTTAATGAGGCATCCGTTCTCACCATCTTCGGAGACCTCAATCCACACCGCACGTTTAGGATAACGTGCAGAAATGTTAATATATAAATCATCTGCGATCATTTCGCATGATTTATAATCTAATGATAGAATACCATCTTTGTAAAGATTTTCTAACCATCGTTTAAACTGAATAAACTCAATATCACGATCGTTATGAAATACATCAATCCAAACACGGAAGTGGAAAATATGTCTATGCTCATTAGCTAGAAATGACACATCATATTCATCACCTGTTGCTAGTAAGGGATCTGTTGCTGCTGCGGGATACTTGTGAATACCTTCTTTGCGAAAGGTTACCCATACTTTACGTTCTGCTTTATACATAATACGGATAGCTTCTTCTGCTAATGCTTGTTGTCGTTGTTGATTAATCATTTGTTATCCTGCCATACAATATAACCACGGCTATAATTTTTGGGACGATTTAAGCCATCGTCAAAAGCCTGTTGCCACTCACTATCTCTAGTATACGCTTGCGTCCAGAAGTAGTCAACATCTAAGTTACCTTTACTTACCCAAAACTCCGCACGAGCCATGACTAAATGGAATCTCGGATTGCGGGGACTGGGAAATACCATGGTACATGCTTTCCATAGCAGTTGACTAAAATCAGTTGTGACTTGTTTCTGTGTGCCCATGACTACTAATGCACCAAGATTCAATATATCGCTATCAAATACAGTAGTCTTATCACTTAGGTCAATAACAACATCGTACTGCCCTACGGGTTTATCCTGTAATCGATCTTTCCATATTGCGGTGTTGCTACTGCCCACAACATCTACCTCAAATCGCAATCCTTCTATGATTAATGAGTTATATGCTACCCAAGCCAAAAATCCACTGCCCAGGATTAACAATCGACTGCCATCGCCATGTCGTGCCAGCAGTTCGTCATATGTCTGCATGATGAGGTTATACCCACAGGCCACTGGCTCAATAATGTATCGAGGATGTGCCTCGGGTACCGATACATACTCTCCCTGCCGAACATTGTAGTAGTCGGAATATGCTGGCTCGCCGCGAGTGGAGACTAGGTCGCCTACCCGTACGTCCAGTACATTTGCCCCAACACGAGTAACCTTGCCCAGACCTTCGTGCCCACTCATTTCCAAGGGTAATGGACCAAAGCCCCCAGTCATCATGTCAATGTCGCTGCGGCATACTCCGGTCATAACGGCTTTGACTTCAATCTCATCTGCGGTGGGATCGGGTTTATTCCAACCTGTTTCCGTAAACTTACCCTTCCCATCTGTATATAAAATTCTTGTTCTCATGTTGCCCCCACTAAATCAAGCGATTCAATTGTTTTATGTATCCACATATCCAACTCATATTGATGTTGCCAGTATGCGTCGACGTCCGTCATTTTAACAGCAGTATCAATCATACGCTTATACGCATCTTCAGGACACAAGCCTAATTCATAATAATAACGAGACCCATCCGCAAATATCATTAGAATACTGCGATCGTCACCATTTAGTGTACGCCAGTCACTTTCAATAAACCACTTACGGCCTTGTGCGTCATTAAAATGCAATTCTATATGATCTTCGACATCATATACTCCATTAGGATTTACAATGCCATAGTCAGTTTTGATTAAGTCTTTTAATTGCCAACGTTGATCCACTGTTTCGTAATCTAGTTTAGCTTGATCATGAGTAAAGCCTGACAGCGATTGGAATAAACTTAATAAGTGTGGAATTAAATCTCTACTTACTCCACCAAACGATAAATCATACGTGGTAAACCAAGTGCCAGGGTTAGGAACACGATCGTTGTTGTTCCATGTTAGATTAATAATCGTTGCCTTATGTGCTAGTTGTGCTAATACATTAATATTATCACGATATTGATTATTCTTAACCATCATAAAACGTGTGTCGGGAAACTCATTACATAGATGTTTCCATTGTGCTGAAGTTTCTAACCCTGGTTTTTCAATGAACACGATCCTGGCATGTTTAGCTACAGCCCTTGCTATCTCCAAATGAGTAAAGTTAGGAGTACAAATGTTTACTGTATCAAAATATGCGTGTTCCTGTAATGCTGATTTTACGTTAGTATAATCGGCTGATTTAGCAGCATCACTATCAACAGTAACAACTTCGTGACCTAACTCAACTAATACATGAAGATATAACTGGCCGATGCCCATACCTATAACAAGACTCTTCATGCGGATTTTTCCAGATCTTCAAGTTTAGACTCATCCAGTTCAGATTCATCTACTTGCGTATAATCGGGGATTTCAAATAACGCATCAAACATAGTACGTGAATTAACAGTTTTCTTTCCAGTAGCGCCTTTAGTGCCAACGAACCGTTGCCAAAATTTATCATGATAGTCAATGAAAGCAAGAGCATCTTCTAAATTGTCAATAGAAAATATGGCATCTACTAAATCTCTGAAATATAGCTGTTCAAACTTTTCTTCTACCAGCATAGTGGGACAAATTCCAGCATCATACTCACGATTGGAACGCTGCACAGATTCAATATGAGTCCAGACATTGTGTCCCATTAGCAATGCATAGCTAAACGAGTCCCAACTTGTTCTACCTATCTTGCCTATTTTATTTAGATCAGGCATCACTGTGTAATGTGCTGGATTAGCTGGATCAAAAGTTTCCGTTCCCAATTCAGCCGGAGTTTTAGGAACTCCATCTTTATAGTAACAGATATCTTTAACCAGGAAGTTTGCACTCATTGGGCTCTCGTCAAAGTGTTTTATTAGGCCATCTTGTAGCACCGCATCACGATATGTGCGTGTGTCAGTCGCGTACTTTTTATTGTCAACAATAGGACTCATGCGATAGCACCACTTCTTCCTATCCTGAATATCAATTTGATGATATACTTGTCCATTGGCAGTAGCCAAGAATGGACTTGCACAGTCAAAGCTAACAGTAAAGTTTGGATTGTGATATTTACGAACAGCACGTTGAATGTCGGTCAACATCAACGCCCACTCAAGTCTACCAATACCCAGGAAGTGCATCCAGTCATGTAGACCTTCTTCAAGCAATCCTTCAAACCTAAGTGTAACTATTCTTTTTAATACCAGTTCAATATCAGACGTATGTTGTCCGCCCAGTGCCCAGCCATTAAAATGTTTGCCGGGATATTGTTTTGGATCACAATACTTCTTCATGGTGTTATACCACTTGTGTGCGTCTGTTTGATTGCCACCCTGTAGTACATTTAAAAATTTACATTTGCCCGAACGATTGGCAATAAAATATTCATTATTAATATACGTAGCATCAACAGCGTCTTGATATGTATTGATACCAGTGACCTTGCGACTATTGGGAAAGTTGGTAATCCATGTAGGCACATCCAGTACCATGCCATAGTCCATATACGCATCCATCCAGGCAAGAACTTGCTCACGTTTTTGTTTTGCTTTGGGACATGCAGGATTTTTCCAGTCACCTTCCCATCGACCTTTGCCGATCTGGAACCCGCCTGAATCACCCAACAGGAATGTATTGGGATCACGATTACGCACCATGTCTTCGGCCCAGTCCTGTTTATTGATATCTAAATTGGCATGCCCCGCGGAGTACAGACTCCATTTATATGGGAACAATGCCTTTTGGTCGTTGAGCCAATTAAGCATCTCCATATCCTGGATATTGGCGGGCATACGAGCAGGTTCAACGTGAACGCCGCCACGTTGTTTGCCTATATAGCTGGAGTAAAAACCCGACAATGCAGGAAGAAAAATCGCATAGTCCAGTTGTTTGGCGGTAAGGTTATCTTGAGTCATTGATTACTTTGTCTGCGCTGGAATAATGAAAGTATAGATTGCCAAACCAGAGTTAACAATGATTTGTGTAGCACCGCCATCGCTAATACGCATAATTTTGTCACCAGCTAAATCCAAAATGCCAATAACTGTCTTAACGGGCCATTGCCATGCACGTTTGATATCACCACCTACATCAGGTTGGAATACAAAGTTACCAGCGTGTGAGCTATGGTCACCAAAGTAAAACTTCAGATCCCCATCTTCAACTTTAGCTTGGAATGTATTTTCTTCTTCGTTAGCTGACGCTTGCATCTTTAAACGCAGAATAGCAGCAGCACTAGGTTCAAATTCAACGTTCCAGGTAACGTCTTTAAACTTGGGAGGTTTGATCTTTTCATTAGCCAGGGCTTCTGCCATAAAACGATAGCTGTTTTTAAAGTCACCGTTGGTGTTTACAAAAGTCAGTTGATCCGGGGCTCCGGTATCTTTGCGGCTCATAGTTAACTTAGCACCTTCTTGGTATTCTTTTAAGTTCAATAGAATACTAAGTTTCTTCAAATTGGGCATACCAAATGTGCCCATGAAGTCTGCTACGGGATTAATAAACATACCGTCAATTACCACCGAACGATCGTCAGCAATAGCGTTGAAATTTGTTTCTGTGTCTGTACCTGAAATTCTTAGCTGGTCGATGCCGCCCAATGCATGAATGTGACTGATTAAATCTAATAGATGATCTCGCATTTTATTTCCTTTTATAATAAATGTAGTATAACAGATTGTATTTAGACCTTGCAACTATTTTGAAATTATTTTTGCCAAAGTCTGTCCGCCTCTCAGCGATGATAACATACCGGGTTTGCGTAATTCAAGCCAGGTCTGTGGACCTTCATCATGCCAGCAATAATCTATAGTATACCCCATGGATTTTGCCAATTCAAAAACTAAACTACCGGGTGTATAACTGCCGTCTTTCTTTTCTTCCACTAATTTTACTGCTGGCCAACGATCGCAGTCATTGAACGTCAGCATAAACACACCACCTGGTCTTAATTTGGTATAAATTTCCGACAGGTATTTCTTAATCACTTCCAGGGGCCTAAAGTTAAAAAAGTGACACCCTACAATTACACCAAACTGTTCGTTGGGCAATCGGTCTAGCAGCGGATCGTCAGTGTGTTCTTTAATAATATATGGACGCAGTCTTCTCTGATATTGCGGGTTAAATTTCGTTAATACTGGTTCTAAAAATTGATGGCTAACTTCAACGAGATATAAGGGATCGTATCCCACCATATCATCAATGAAGTTGGCAAATCCCGGGCGGAAAATCATAGCGGGATAATGCCAATCCACTGTTTTCTTAACTCTAGAATAAAACAATTCAAGATTAATATCGGGTTGCCAACGCCTACCTAGAATATGGTGCGCATCGTAGATACTTTCATCATGGTATGCTCTATAGCTTTGTTGAAATAATACTCGTTCCGCTTCTTCAATGTTGCTTTTTAAGTTGCGTTTAATCTCAGCTAATTCATTGTCAAAAGAATTAAATGCTTCTTTGATAGCTGCATGGCTGTTGATAATCTTATCGACATCAGTAGACGAATGCACGGACATTACATGAGAAAATTCTTGTAAAGCGATATCCGCCTTCTCTAGTATAGGCGGAACCGACAGCTTATCCAGTTGATTTTTAAAATGTACTAATTCCGTTACTGTCATTTAAAACTCAAATAGTGATTGGAAAGTATTTTCTGTGTTAGTGGCACTTGCTAGATCCCAGTTTAGTACACTTAGCAGGTTATCGATCTTTTGATCTACAATTGTGGCTTCCATTAAACTGTGGTCAAATGGCAATTCCTTAAACCATTCGGGCAAGCGTTGTTCATCTGTAGGATAACCAATACTAGTCCAACCTAGTGGATTAGCCTTTAGTTTGCACACCACAGTTTTCATACCATCAACGATCTGCATACTATATTTGTCGCTGTTCATTCTGCGCAGATTATTCCAATTTAATGCTGCACGAACATGACCGGGAAGATTAGCCTTACCCGCAGCTTCTTCTTTCTTGGTGTATGTAGTTAGATTGTTAACACGTTTAGGAGTGCCTTTTTCCCAAGCTGGTCTATCTTTAAACGCATATTTAAATTCTCGTATTCTTTCAATAATATCATCACGTGATGTACCCGTCAAGACCTTTTCCAGAATCTCATACAAGAACTCCTGCACCACTTTAGGAGTATCTGATCTTTTTAGATCCAATCCCATGGCCTTAATCTTTCCAGGATTACCATCGGTATCCAATCGTTTACCTTCAAGGTCATAGATCAACACAGCATAGCGTTTCTTGGTAATAAACAAACTGTTAGATGCCACCAGCTCGCGCCCTGCTTTGATCAGTTCGCCCATCTCTCGCGGGCAGTGGAATGCCTGTTCCATAAATGCTGGAAATGATTCGTTAACTTGATCAGCAATATTATCATATAACTGTATACACATGTCCTTGTTCCAGGTCATTGCGCCCTTAGCTACGTCGTCTTTAATCGCGGGCCAAGCAGTAAAGTAACATGAGTCTGTATCACCATATACGATGGCTTCGCCTACATGATCCTTAACACCCATGATACATTCATTGATATGACCGGCCATATGACGAGCAATACTACGACCAGTCAGCGTAGTTGACTGTCCAATACGCTTGTCAAAGAACCGACAATGTTGATTAAGAATAGCACCATATAAGCTGTTTAGGTTAATTTTCTTAACCAACTGACGCTTATCCCAAAATGCTATTTCTTTTGGATCGGTAGCTGCTTTCTTCTTGGCCTGTAGTTCTTTACGTTCAGCATACCACCGCTCCAGCAGTCCCGGGACAACACCCTTGCGCTCATAAGTGACAATGGTACCATTAGCAGTCAGTATCCAGGGTTGGTTACTGTTAAACACCATGTTCCAGATCTCAGCAGCCGAGTGTACGGACTTCTCACCATTCTGCCAGTCTACAGTGATCTCAGTACCGCGTTGCTGTTCCATCACCGCAGTATATTCTAACGATGCAAATATACCTTCCCATGCTGCTGTTGCAGATTTTCCCTGACTGATAAGATCATCAAGATATCGATCGGTCATTACCGGACGTAATTGACCAATTACCGTTTCCATTCCCATATTCAACGCACGAATAGCTGATGGATACAGACTGTTAATATCCACAGCACCAATCCATTCGTGTATACCTTTTTTAGGATACGCAACATAAGCACCTGCCGCCGCGGCAGTATCCTCATCGTGTAATCGTTGTTTCTTATTGGGAACGACCAATCCACGCTCATGTGCTTCATTGATAATAGCCTGTTCCGTCACCGCCACTGCACTCATGGTCTTCTGCAGAGTTACTGTGTTAGCGTGTGCTAGTTCATTGGCTAGGTCCAAGAAGCGTAACTTGGTGTCAAGTTTATTCAGGATCATTGTATCCTGTCTGTTATATTCAATAAACTTTTTAAAGTTTTGATTATACAGTTGATCCAGTGTTCCTTCGTATTGTGTCTTGTGTTCGTTTAACTCATACTCAGCAATAGCATCCAGACTATAACTATGTCGTTCCTCATATGTATATTGTATATACAACTGCATATAATCCAAATGTACCCGCCCAATTAAATCATATGTTGTGCTGGTAGTGCCATAGCGTTCGTAGTCGCGTGGCTTGGGATATTGTCCCCAAAGACAGAACCTACGAGTGTCGTCCTTACTCAACACACGAGTAATACGATTCACTGTGTAGGGAATATCATAGCCCTCGCTATTCCAACCTGACAGTACATCTGCATCTTCAATTAGATCCAGGAAAGTTTTTAGCATCTCCTCCTCACTATCAAATACAATAGTGTTTTCAAATTCCGATGCTATCTCCTGTGCTGTCTCCATGCTCATGTGTTTTGGTGGAATAACCAAGGTGACCAATTGATCTATCCATTGCAGATAGACTGATATTGCGGTAATAGCATTAAATGGATCTGACGTAGGACTGTATCCTCGTTCTTTGTGGAAGTCTACCTCAATATCGAAAAACGCTGCGTGTAGTGTTGGCGCATCTTTGTCTTTATAGTTTTCTTCCAGACAACGGAACACGGGGTTAATATCGGATTCGTAAAGTTGCCGACCTTTTTGCACCGCCACTTCCCTACGAAACTCTTTTAAGTTCCGGCTGGAGAAACGAGCCACAGAAGTTCCATATATTGACTGGAACTTACCACGGGGATCATCATAATAAAATATGTGATTGGCTGGATATTCTTTGTATACTCTTTTACCATCAACACGTTCTACAATATGTATACGATCCGCGTCGCGGGAATATAATGCGTCTACATAACTCACTTAAAGAGTTTTCCCGACCTGTGTTAGGATAGTTTCCAACAATTCATGATCCTGCTGTTCGCGGCCAAATTCAGATTTGTGTGCTAACCGAATTGCCTTTTTAAGGATACCGGGTTTAATTTCCAATTCTTCTGCTACGGCTTTAATGGTGTCATTCAATCCACCGGTAAGTGTTTCGATTTCCTGCATAACTGCCATACCCTCGTTAATCATTGATTCGAGTTTTTTAGTAGCTTCGCCTGAAAAGATTCTGTCTGACATAATAGTTCCTTGTTAAAAATATATTATACATTAATCGCTATATTAAACAAGAGTAATGGTAAAATGGGGGTTACTTTATCCCCCGCCCACTACGCGGGGCAGTTCAATTGCACGGACGCCTTTACCGCAGCATCAAACGGTCCCTAAGGCAGGGTCTTTAACCCCCAAATACTTAATAGCGTATTCTCGGGCTTTTTGTTTATTTTCGGGGGTGTATACTTTATCAAGAGCGTCCCACCCACGTAGTATAATCCACTCTTCTTTTTGCTCGTCCCACTCCATATGGGTACTGACTCTTACCAAGTCTACACTCTCTGCAGGAAATTTATTGTGCCGTGTGGCATTAAATCCATATCCAATATCAGGGGGATTTTTGTGTCGCCCTGTTGCATCTATGTACTCCCCTGTTCGAGAATCCATTACATAAGCGTGAGTCAACGCCCAATGTCGATCATCGGTTTTTATACTTTGTTGCATATGTGGATCTAATGCTGCAAATTCGTCAGGATCTAAGTATATGTCTGGCATCTCATCAAAGAATTCGTAAATAAATCCCAATTGATACCTCCAGAAATCAATGTTATGTATCGTGAGGGCTAATACAGCACATTGCCCTTGCATAAACTGTGCTTGGGTTAATTGTCGACTGATATCTTCTGTTTCTGTAATAATTTCGTGTATATGCATAGGTTATTTGTCGCCGTAACGTCTGTCTATTCAGGTAGGTGCGTATGGATTACGCTTGTAATCACTGTCGTCACCTTCCTGTTGTTCGGGATATACTGGATACTCGTTATCAAACTGCATTAGCTTTACCTCTAGGTTTCCAATTGTAATCTACATTAATCACTGATATATTTTTATCAGCATAATATTTATTTACATCAAACTTGGGATCTGTAATCTTCATACGTGTTTTGGTACCATCATCAAAATATACACGCCAAACAAAATATTGTCCCGGCTTTAGGTCGGGAATATTGTCGTCGGGTGTAGGCGGCGGCGGAGCAGGAGGTGCAGCAGGCGCAGCGGCTGGTGCTGCTGCGTTGGGATCTACAGCTTCTTTAACTTTTTTTTTTACTTCTGCTAATAGCATATTGTATTCGTACTTGGCAGATTCATATACTGCTGGATTGCCAATAACGTTATACCCAGATGCCATGGCCCAGGCTAAAAAGTTAGTTGATTCTGAAAAATCAAAAGAACCTTTGTGCTTCATTTTACGGAAGTCACCTTTCTTAACATCCAGAGCTTTATTTGTATGAGCCCCTGTTCCTGGACCAGCTGTCTGAGCACCCTTGGCCACAAGGTTTCTTGCTTGTGCGCTTACCAATGCATTACGGTTAGGATTTCCTTTAAGTGGATCCGCCGTCTTCATGGTCAAATCTTCAGGTTTCTTTAAATTGGTCAGTGTATCAGAACGAACTGTCATGTTGCCGGCGATACCTTCTTCCATGGAGCCAAAACCTTGTCCTGGTCGTGGCGCACCTTTTTGTGTACCTTTATAGTATCCACCAAACTTGGCACCTGTTGCGTCATTGGCTGCACGTTTCATACTCTTGGGCTTGGAGTTATTCTTTGACTCAGTTTGTGGTGGGTAATTTTGGGGATTTAATTGTCGCATTTGGCGTTCGTATTCTTTGGGATCTGTTTGGCTGAGGTTTTGGAGGTACATATAGCGTTCGTATCCTTTGGGATCTGTTCGGCGGTAGTATTCGAGTTTCGACTCAGGTGGTGCTTTTTTCCTAGGTGCAGGCTCTTCGTACCCCGGCGCAGGCATCGCTTGCCCCATTTCAGGGCTAGGCTGTGCCTTTACTGGTGGCGCAGGTTGTGCTTGCTGTGGGGCAGGGCTAGGGCGTACTGGTGCGGGTTGTGCCGGCTGTGGAGCAGGTGCCGGCCGTGCCGGCGCAGGCTTAGGACGTACTGGTGCAGGTTGTACTTTTTCAGTACCGTCCGGATTATAGTGTTGATTAAAATAGTCCTCAGCGCCACTTTTTGGTGCCATGACACCGCCTTCGCGTCTACGTCTTTCAGCTTCGTCTGAACTGATTGTTGTAGTAACTGGTCCAGTTTGTTGCGCAGGTTCTTCAGGTGCAGTTGTTTTTGGTTGTGCTGGTTGTTGACGCGGCACGGGTTGAGCTGGCATTGGTTTAGCTGTCTCCGGCGGCTTAATGTCAGGTTGTCGTTTTGCTTCGGCATCTGTACCAGGACCCCATAGTCCGTCTGCAACGAGTGCTGGATTCTTCTTTCTTAATTCTTGTTGCCAATCATAAACCTGCGGATCAGCACCTGGTGCCAACCCTGGGCGTGATTTTTGTGGTGCAGGAGCAGCACTCTGTGGTGCCGGAGCAGCACTCTGTGGTGCCGGAGCAGCACTCTGTGGTGCCGGAGCAGCACTCTGTGGCGCAGGAGTTGGTACGCTAGGAGGAGCAGCATATTGTGAATTATTTGGTGCTAATGGATTAGTAGTATCTACTGGGCTACTGGGCATATTAGGAACAGCATATTGTGAATTATTTTTTGCTAATGGATCAGAAGTGTCAGTTGGTGCCTTTTTCCCAGGTGCAGGTTGTTCGTACCCCGGCGCAGAAGTAGTACCACCCAGTTGAGGGCCGAACTTCTGCTGCCATTGCTGCGTCCTCTGGTTGAACTGATCTTTAGTTTCTACGTCAGGCAAATAGGCCGGAGGATTATCTCTAAAGGTTTGATCTATTTTCGGCTCGGGCGGTGCAGCCTTTTTCTTCGGGACTATTGTAGTGTTATCAGGGCCATATTCGTAATCGCTGAAATTAAATGGAGTTTTGCTGGCAGGAGCCGGACCTTTTTGATATTGCATTTCAGGGGGATTAGCTGGCGCAGGACCTTTTTGATATTGCATTGCAGGTGGCGGGGTGCCTTGGATCGACCATGTCGGCCGGCGCTGTTGACTTCTATATCCACTAAATGCTCCGCCGCCAGTGTCGGATCCAACAAATCCATTAGCAGTATAATTGTTTGATTCTCCTGCTTCCGAAATTCTTTTTCCAGATGTGGATTTCATCCATTTACCTAATTCTTTGGATAATCCTTCCTGAATATTTCCCTGTTGGATCATTTGTTTGATTGCATCTACGGCAGCTTGTCGTCCTTGCTCTTGATTGTTAGGATATTTTTTAAGCATAGCCTGTATAGTTTCTCGCCATTTGGGATGACCATATATTTGAGAAGGTTTGATTTCTCCAGGTGCAAACTCCTGGGGCTTCATTTGTCCAGATTGGAATGCCTGCATCATAGTCTGTGTATCTCTAGCTGCTTGATCAGCTATGCTATCTTCTTTAACTTTTTTTTTATTCTTGTTATCCAGCATACCACGTTTGTTGGCTGTGGCCCAAGCAATGCTTTCGGCATCTTTCTTTGACTTGCCGGCCTTTTCCTCGCTCTTTTCAACATACCCAACAAAACGATCTACCTTTTTGCCTTCCGACACACCTTTCTCTTTTGGTTTAGCAGACTGATGACGCTTGACTTCCTTGCGACACTTGGTGCAATGTAGCACCCCATCCATGTCGTCGTGCTGACTAGTTTCTTGATAAGTGCCTTTTTTACAAGCAGTACATTTCTTACCCGTCATATCAACTGTCCCACTGTCGCTTTCCGACATTATGGGTGTTAAGAAATGACTTGCAGGATCAACTTCCGTAGTATCGTCAACCATACCAGAAACATTTTTCCAATTAGGAACACGTATAGTGGCTGCTGTTCCATCTACCTCAATAACCTCGGCCGAATGCCCTTTAAACAGTACATGATCACCAACATCAAATACACCAGCACCTTCTGATTCAGATGCATCGCCTTCTCCAAAACTATGTCTTTTAAATTTGGTGATAAGAGCGTGTGCTTGACGACGATTAACCAACTGTGAGCCCAGCTTTTCATCTAACTCCATGCCATCTTCGCCATGCCAATAGTCGCTTAATTTATGTGACAATCTTTCAACTTGACTGGGGTCTACAATATCCTGTAAGAAACTTGCTGCTTTACGTATAACTTCATTATGGTCACCGGAATCACTATTGAAAGGTGCGTATTCACTGTTAGTCCATCTGTCGAATAGATCTCTGATAGTACGTGCCTTATTTCTTCTCGAACGGTCATTTTCAAACAGGTTAAACAAATTCATTATGCTTCCTCAATATAATCATCAGTGCCACCGCTTTCGTGTTTGGCTCTACGGTGTGCCATATACATTTCCAATGCTATTTGGCATTCATCCAGGGTCTTAAATCGAGACCGCATTTCTTTACCAGCACATTTAATACAGAACCCATCGCGCTCATCGCCATGTATTTCCACTAGCGTACTACCACCACCGCCACTCAGTCCAACTTCTTCACCTACCGGAATATGTATAGTCTTAACAGGTGCAGTTTCACGGCTTTCACGTGCATATGTGGGGTTTGATCCGCCGCCCGATGCTGATGAATGTGGACCTTGTGTTGGATCTTCTTCCATATCACTTACATGGGTCGGGTCTTTAGTTTGTAGTGTTCGATCACGTAATTCTTTTTTCTTTAAATCTAAATCTTGTTTTTGTTTTTTAATTAAAGTTTTGTCCTGTTTACCATCTTCCGCGGATTTGAGATAGTCGGCTAGTCCTTGTTTAACTCGGGCCAGTACATCTTCTTCAACAGTATCTTCAGCAAACTCTACACCCGACACGCCGGGACTAAACATTTCGTCAGTTCTTTTCAGGTAGTTGAAAAGGGCTGGTTTTTTCTGTCGAGATTCTGTAATAGTCCCGCTTGCCTGGGTATCGATACGTCCTTCCAGGGCAGCTAATCTTTCAACAATACTGTAAATTTCGTCTCTCATTATGCTCTAGCTTCTCTCAAAAAACTTGACAGCATCCAGATAAACTTGTTGGTAGCAGTTAATCTTTCAGCGATAAAATTTGCTATGTCTTGCTTGTTTTCTTGAGTAGCAGCAGCAAAACATTCATTAAGAAGTTCAACCATAATGTGTGAATCATGAAGTAATTCTTCCAACATCAATTGGGCACGTGGCACTTTAGTTTGATCTTGAATATGTGTTAATTCTTGGTAGCGTGATAAGCTACCCGGGGCGTATTCATCCAGCGTACGAATAAATTCTGCGATAGTATCCACAGCTTCATAAGCGTCTTCGTATACTGCCTGTAGGAATTGGTGATATTGGTAAAAGTCCTTACCTTCCACGTTCCAGTGAAAAAAGTGCGCCTTCAAGTAGTAACTGAAGTCACTAGCCAATAATATTTTCATCAAGTCTGTTAGCATTACTTTTTCCGTTTGTATTGTTTATATGAATCCGGCGTATTAGGCGTTGAATTCAACTCAGTAGTATATTTACCTAAAAATAAATTATCTGGACTAATTCTACGCTGAACTGTACCCATGGGCATAGACACAGTGGCAATGCTACCTGAGCTAGTGGCGCCTGCCGATGCATCTTCCTTGAGTCCCACAAATTCATACAATCTCATTCTAATATCCTAAAATGCGCATCGTCCAGTATTTCTGCTGGTCCAAAATCTACTGATAAACTGCCTATCTTTAGCTGGGCTAAATTAGGTGATAGCAACTCATATCTTACCTCATATACACCTGGTTCAGCTTCAACCTGTAGGTTTTCTTCCAGGGCACTATCAGTCCAGACCCAAGTACGTTCGGTAAACAACTCGTTATTAATGTACAAACGGTAAATGGGGCTTATTCCCTCCCATTCGCAATCAATATTACTCAGTATGCGTACAAATTGTTTGGCCATACTGTATTTAGCGGATTATTTCTTATGTCCATTTCGCATATTCAGCTGCCAACGAGCTAACTGCCCTTTACGACCTTTTGCGTGGCTTGCTTTAGTTAATTCTGCTTTTGTAGCATGTTTGGGTATACCGTGTCTAACGCTGTCACCGGGGCGGCCTGGACCTTTACCATCAGCAAAGTTTTCGTATACGTTGATACCGATACCTGCTTCATCTACATCTTTTTTCAAAAATGTATCAGCAAACTTTTTGCATAAATGCCGTAGCTTGTTATTTTCTGTGATGACAATAGCGAAGTCGTTGTGTTCATCATGCTGCGTGGGATCACGATATCCGCAATAGGCCATCTTAACATGTTTTTCATTTAATTCGCTGGTACAGGTTGTTTCTTTAACGTCACCTGTATCTTGATTACAGGGGCTTAGTGTAGTGACCACTACAGACCCCGCTGGTAGCTCACCGTATTCTCTTTCATAGTTGTCTACGGCAGCTCGTTCGGCATGTATGCGTTCATTGCCATATAGATAGTTTACGCCTGTTGCTACTCGACCCATGGGATCTATTACTGCTGCTGCTACCATGCCATAGAAATCCGAATTATCTTTTTGACCATCAATAATCATTCCGCAAAGGTCGGCTAGTAATCCGTCTAGTTGTTCACGGCTAAATCGTGCTCTTCGGGCGGGGGTAAAGTCACTGAGTATCATTGTTTAAACTCTAAATATTCCACCATCATACGATTGACCAATCCATCAGGACGTAGTTCTTGAGGATGACCCTGCCTATCTGTATTCAATAGGAAACTGTTAGCAGCCTTGCCTAATGCGCCTGGTCTGACATCAACTGTCAATGCCATCTCAAAACGTGGATCATTGGCTTCTGCTGCGGTTGGAATATAACCGGATGATTCTTTTAAACCTTTCGTCACATCTTGGTCACCGTCAATCATCCATACTTTAGCAGGAATTCCTTTGATGTAATTTGCGGTTCCTAGTCTGGTCTTACCGCCAATTAACCACAAACCTTTACTTGTTTTTAGTATGATAGGCATTTCTATCGGACCACCTTTAGAAAATAGTGCGTTGACCCTTTTCTGTTTGGCAGGTCCAATAGCGCCTTCATGAGAAGTAGGAGCCAAGACTTGCAGTAGTGATTTCTTATCATGGGGGGCATTTCTAATCTCATACGAATGATCAGGCGGCACAACAACTGCTCTACCATTTTGAACTGCGGCAAGCCATGCGGCTTTGTTGGGAAAATGTTTTTGATAATATTTTCTTACTTCGGGCGGTACTTGCTTCATCTTAGATTGTTCTTCAACTTCGTGCCATTCAAAATCAAAGTTGGGCTTAATCCAGTTTATTTGTTTTGCGCTTTCTGCTTCGGTTGGAATGTAGCCGGATGCTTCATTTAAGCCTTCCGCCAAGCCACCTAACCCATTTTCCTGTACCTTGAACGGTGTAGCAACTGGATTGGCAACGGTAGGATCAGTGGCTGGATTGTATTTGTCAGGATGTGGTTCACCGGTCAATTTAATTGTGTTACTAACGCCGCCGATATTCTTTAATTCATCCCACCCAACTTGTAGCTCTTTGGGCAACTTTTTATTAGCTGCTGACAAATATGCCAATGTTTCTTCATGCGAGCCAGAAGATCCAGGAGGTGGAGGCTGTACGGATAAAGAAACGCCAGGTTTAATTGCCAAAAATTTGGGCATTGTTGCTGGATCAAACGTACCAGTATGGTATTGCAGATACATCCTAGCCTGCTGTTGGGGGTCGGCAGTGAAATTACCCACTGCTTCCAATTGTTTGGAAACAATACTTAATAAAGTAGCATTACGACGGCGTGCCCATTCCTTGGCCGCCGCCTCACTAGCAAATTCTTTGGTCCATGCTATACGCTGATCTTGTCGATTGTACATATAACCATGAGCAGTAACTGGCTTTTCTAATTCTTCATTCAATTCAGATGGTACGAATAATTCAGGATGTAGCTTACCATACTTACGCATCAATACAGCGGCCCGCGCATTGGCTTCATTTTCATATTCGCTACCATCCGCTCCAGCATCCGGCGGCATTTCCTGAGTTTCATTTTGTCGTTGATGCACCAGCTCATGTGCTACGGTACGCAGTATGTCCATGGTATGACGACCACTGACCCCAACATTTAACTCATTGGTCTGTTGGTCATATCTACCAAATGTCTTGTTGCGTACAGACCACTCGGGGTCACGTCGAATTCGTAAGTTGATTTCTTTTGCTAATGATAACTGTGCCGAACAAAAATCAATGAAATCTTCAATAATTTCCTGTTGTGAGTTAACCGGAGCTTCTTCTTTTTCCACAAACATTTTAGTATGATCTGACACACCACCGGGTGTTAGTGCAACCTCATCCACAAAGTCTCGACCGTATCCATATATTGTTTTAGGTTTGCCGACACGTTCTTTTAGACTTAGTTCTTTACTTTTTGCTTCATGGCGTGCTGTTCGTAATTCTTCAATGTGACCCTGATTGCGTAACATTTTAAATACTAAATTCTCGGGACCAAACTCACCGTGTTCCGCTAATCCCTCTTGTCGCATTTTTTTAATTTTTGCTGCAAGTTCATCCATCTTAGTAAGATTTTCAGTTTTGACAACTTTGTCAATACGGTTACTTAAATCTTCGTATTTGCTACGCACACTCATATCGTCGATATCAGCTTGTACTCTACGTGGGATCTGTATCCAGTCATTGTTTATTATACTATAAATGCCCTGACTATGATGATCTTGAGCAGCATCCTGCACATACAATTCCACTGGAATTCCCTTGATTGTAATTGTATGCTCATTGTTGTAAATGGCTTTTTTAGCATCAAATAATTCTCTGTAGATTTCTGGGTGATCTACCCCGGATAAATCAACAATTAAATGTAAATCTATGTCTGAATGTGGAGTATAGGAATAAGCAGCATTACTACCTGATATAGTGATATCTTTAAGCTCTAAATCATTTACGCCCAGCGAATCACGAAAATCATCAGCAATTTTCAACAACTTACTGTGTATTTCAGGGTGCAGATTCTCACGACTATCCCATAGTAATGGGTTCAGACGGTCATGAAACTTAACAGCATCTGCTAAGTTATAAGATTCAAGTTGTTCAATATTCATAGTAATATTTACCAAAAAGCAGAAACCGCTACAGAATCAACTATAGCGGTTTCTTTATAAAACTATGCGAGTAGTTTTACTTTTTCTTTTTACCTTTACTGGTTGCCACTACTTTTGCTATTGGGTCAACAGGAGCCTGGGGGGCTGATGTATCTGCTACAACAGGAGCGGCTTGTACCACCGATTGAGATTGATTCTGCATGGCTAACGCATGTAGATCTTTGTATAACTGATCTTGTGTAGCAAAGTCAAACACGTATGTACCAGTGTGACGTAATAATATACGTTTGTCAACCCATACTTTACCACCTAAATCACGCCAATTTTCGCAGAATGTCCAATCTTCTGAGTAGTAACGGTTCTCACGAACTGCTGTATCAAAGTAGGTTTTCATGTAAACGTTTAACTCTGGGGGAAGGCCGATATCACTATTGAATGGCTTAACCGCAGGGTGAGCATTTAATTTCTCAAATACACCACGCTTCATTAGCAAGAAGCCAGTGCCAGTTTTGGTAACTTCTTGTAAGCCATCTGGGCCTTCTTCTGCACCGTCAAATCCGTTGACACACCATTTGACCGGCAGTGATTTCATAGGATATAATCCTCCGATAACGTCCACGTCACGATTCAACAGGACTAACAAATGCCATGGCTCCCAGCCAATATCAGCATCGATAAACATTAAGTGCGTTGAGTCTGGATTTGAAAGGAACTTAGCTGTAAGTGTGTTACGAGCACGAGAAATCAATGATTCGTTTGTCATTGTTTCCATAGTCCAGTCAATGCCTAATTGACGAGCTGTATTGGCCCATTTAATATAACTCATGAAAGTAGATTCAGTAAGCATACCACCGTAGCAGGGCATGCAGATGTGAACACGGGTGGTCTTAAGAAAATCAACGTTGACCTGTACTTGTCCTTGTTGTGGTGCTTGGTCTACGGGTGCTGCTGGTGCGGTTGGTGTAGCTTGAACTTCGGGTGATGCTGCTTGGGTTGATGCCATGGTTTCCTCTTATAAAGTGTAAACTATTTACACTACTTGTCAGGGCTAGTAAAATTTTCTGCCTGTTTTTTCGTCTACATAGTTGGGGGCTAAGTCTTCTTTGATGGTGGTATAACTGCGGTTTGCTGCACGTTCGGCTGATAATGCTGATTCCAATAGTTTAGCCAGTTTAGCTTTGCTTTCTGTGCGTACTACGGGCATGGGTTGTTCAATAACATCTCCGTCTATGTTAGGTTCTTGTATTACGATATCCTTGAGCTTTTTGGCAACGCCCAATCTCTGATCGAATAGGTCTTTAATTGCGTGGTCGTCTTTACCATACAAATCATGTATGATATGCTCGCGTTCATTTTCATTGCCGTTGGTATATGCATCGCGTATAGCGGTAGCGCCTTCAGCGTCTTTGCCCAGTACTTTAAATGTCTTGGTTTCTGTTTCGTAAACATACGCATGTTTTGTCATAGGCAGACATTGTTTGATACTGCCTGGGTAGGGTTGCATATAACTCTTTTCCCCATTCTTTTTAAGACCGTATGCAAAACGCGGCTTCTTGCCTGCTTCGGGATTGTTTTGTTGGTCTTTCTTGCTAACAGCAAATATCAATACAATATTAGCCTGTTCTTCTTCACTTACATCTGCACGTAATTCAGGCATTTGGTACGGGCTCTTGGACAAAATTATGTTGGTAGCAGGAACACCCAGTTTGGTAAATAGTGCTACCTTGTCTTCAAACTTAAAAGGATGAGTTATAGGCGCAGTGATGCCACTGGATGCAATTAGTATCTTAGCCCCGGGAAATGCTTTTTGCAGCTCATTATAGCTGGATTTATGTCCACGATGTGGTGGTTCAAAACGCCCTGGATATACTACGATGACGTTCATATTAATAAACCACGTTAGCTGAATTTACCGTGCCAGCAGTAAAATCTGTAACATGGGCTCGTATCCAAACAAAGTTACCGATGACATTGAGTGCCTGCGTGTCGGTAGTGGGTGTGCTGGCATTGCCATAAGCGGCAACTTCAAACCAAAGTGCCTGTTGAGTTAGGTCATTTAGTGATGCTTCAATAGTAATGACACCCTGAAATCCGGTTGTTTGTATAATGTTTGTTTGCGCAGACCCTTGCCCACCGTAATAGTTTGCTGCCGGAATAGCGTTACCCGTGAAACTGGAACTTGAACCATCGTAATTTCCCGATGGTGTACCAAATGTAGTGGGCGGCAGTAATTGTTGATTTGTGAAGGTTGTCATAGTCTATTATTTATGCTGGGATAATTGGTAGGGTCTTCCTAATTAATCCCGGATACAACAAGGTCAAAACAGTTACCCAACTCTCACCTGTATAATCTATAAAAAAATATTCCAGAATAAAAGGAAAGCCGTCGTTGAGCAGATATCGTGACAATGCCGGACTGGGCTTAATATGGGAGGAGTGAGTGTCTAGGAAATTAACAATTCTCCTGCGATCATCAACAGTGGGCCTAAGAAAACGAAAATAGCTGCGATGCGTGTGTTCGGGATTCTTTAGTTTAACAGTACCTCTGGGTCGGTTTACAATAGCTTCGCTTACTTTTATGTTACTAATAAATTCTAATTTATCCAACTTGTTAATAAGATCTTCGCTGTTGGTATACAACCACATTGTTCTATATGATGTATTGAATTTGTAATCTTCCGTTGTCTTGATCAATATATCGGCTATTTCGTGAATCTGTTGTCGTATATCCAAGGCAATATCCGGAACTTTGTATGGTCGGCTATTCCTTGAATACTGTCTTCGATACTCATTACGAATATCAATCAAGCGATCAATATCATAATGAGTAACGGGTTTAATTAATATTGTAATCTCATCCATTACGAAGGAGATACAGTATTTGAATTTATCATAAAATAATCGATCTTTGAGCACAGTACTCCTGTGTTCAAAGTGATTAAACGGTGGAAGATTCGCCATCAAGTAAAATAATTCCTGAGTTGTCGACAATAGCTAATGCGGGATTAGGTATGATGATAAAGTCAATTTGATCATTAACCATGTCCGCTGTAATTACACAGTCACTTAATCGTTCAAAGAGAATTTTCTTACTCAATGGTACGCGAATAAGTTCATCAATCTTACGATTTAATGGTCGAGCACCCATCTTGTTATCATAGCCTTTTTCAACCAGCATGTCGATTACTGGCTCGGATAAGTTAAGACGAATATTCTTTGTGCTTAAACTGGTTTGTAGTTGATCAACAAATTTAACAACAATTTTCTTAACAGCCAGTGTATCTAGTTTCTTAAAGCGACAGATTTGATCAATACGATTACGTAATTCAGGTTTAAAGAAATCCTTCATTGCCTTGTGTTCTGATCCTGTCTTTTCCAGTGTCTGCCCAAAGCCAATGTTGTTATTCTCATTGTCGCGAGCACCTAAGTTACTGGTCATAATAATGATGCAGTTCTTCAGGTTAACAGTTTTACCATTGGCACTGGTGATGCGAGCTTCATCCAACATTTGCAACATAAGGTTAACTACATCCGGATGTGCCTTTTCAATTTCATCAAACAACAAGATTGAATAAGGGTTCTTACTGACATCACTAATAAGTTTTCCACCACCCACATTACCATCTTCAAACCCAACGTATCCTGGGGGAGCACCAATCAATGAGCTAACAGTATGCTTCTCCTGGAACTCACTCATGTCATATTTCAACAACTGCATATCTAAATGCTCAGCCAATAACTTGGCCAATTCTGTCTTACCTGTGCCAGTTGGTCCCAAGAATAAGAAGCTGGCAATTGGTTTGTTTTCGTTACCAATACCCGAGAAGTTAATGTATACCCGCTCAAGTACCGAATTAACAGCTTCGTCTTGGCCATACAACTTCTGTTTAATATTACCTTCCAGTTCCACAATATTAGCCGAACGTTCGTTTTGTAAACGATCCATGGGAACCTCAGTAATACGACTCAACTGTGCCATGATCATGTCTTTAGTCACAGTAGTAGTGCCTATATCTTTAACACGTTCCTTGGCACATGCACCGTCTAGCAAGTCAATTGACTTATCTGGATTCTTGCGATCATGTATGTAACGACCCGACAAGTCTACTGCTGCTTTAATAGCATCAGTATCAATCAACACATCGTGGAATTTTTCCAAGCGAGGTGATAAGCCGATTAAGATTTGCTCCGTTACTTCTGGCGTGGGTTCGTCAATGGACACACGATGGAATCGACGCATTAGCGCACGATCCTTTTCAAATGACTCATAGAATTCTTCCCAGGTAGTTGACGCAATTACCTTAAGATAACCCTTGGTAATAGCTGGCTTTAGCATATTAGCAAAGTCTAGTGATGATTGTGAACTTGCGCCAGCGCCTTTCATTGTATGTGCTTCATCAACAAATAAGATACAATTTTTCTTGGCTTCTAATGCACCAATGACCTGTTTAAACTTTTCCTCAAATTCGCCACGATACTTACTGCCGGCTAACAATGAGCCGATTTCCAAACTCCATACTTCATGTCCGTTAAGGAATGCGGGTACACGGTTGTTTACAATTTCCTGGGCAAGCCCTTCTGCGATGGCAGTTTTGCCTACACCCGGATCGCCCACCATTAGTACGTTAGCTTTAAACTTTCGAGCCAGTACAGTAATGATTTCGTCTAGTTCAGCTGAGCGGCCAATCATTGGCTCTAACTTATCTTCAGTAGCCATTTTGGTTAGGTTTGTACAAAATTCAGTTAAGATGGCATCAGCTTCAGAAGCACTAACCTCGGCATCTTCAGCTTTATAATTTTGCTGCCAGTATTCCATAAACTCGGCTTTCTTAACTCCATACTTCATCAGGAAGTAATGTGCGTGACTGTTTGTCTCACTCATCATAGCAAGATACAAATCAAATGTGGTTACTGAACGGCGGCCAGTAAATAACACCTGTGTCATAGCCCGATTAAAACAACGTTCAAGGGCGTTAGTTTTACGTGGTTGAAATTCTGACTTAGATGTAACTATACTGGTTAAACTGTCCAAATAGACATCTAATTCCTCGTCCATGAGTGCAATACTTGTACCGAATCCTTCCAGTACTTTGCGGAAAGGAATGTGGCGTATTAAGGCCAATAATATATGTTCGGTTAGCACATACTCGTGATGTTTAATCCGAGCAATCGAAACCGCCTGCCCTACAATTGCTTCAATTTCTTTGTTGTTTTGCATGGTATCCTTTATCCAGTACCGTTATAGTATATAGTAAAAATATTTTAAATACAAGTGATAAGACTATTTTTCCTGCTGCTCTTTAATCAGTTCCGATAGCTCTTGGCTGATAGATTCTGGCATTTTAGCCTGAATCCTAATCAGTAGATCTCCGGACTGACCTTGCCTGTTACGCAACCCTTTGTCTTTTAATCTTAATAAACTCCCTGGTTGAGTTAATGGGGGAACACTAATAGTATATTGATTATTCAGTAAATCTTTTACAATTGTTTCACCGCCTACTAAACAGTCCCAGATGGATACCGTTTGTTCGGCAATTAGTGTCAATCCATTACGTTGCCATTTGGGGTGAGGATGAATACGGAAGTTAATAATTAGATCCGTATTTCCCGGACCAATTCCTCCATACTGAACATTGTCTCCATCATTGATACCCATGGGGATTTCGATTTCAATGTTCATACTACCGTGGCTACCGCCAATGGCTACTGTACGTTTTCCGCCCGATGCAATGTCTGATAAGGTAATCCACAAGCTCATGCGTGTGTGCTGTTGTCTTGGTGGCTGACCAGGAGGATGATTTTGAAATCCCTTCGCCCCGAACATATTGAATATACTACCGAGATCGAATCCTCCCGGTCCACCAAATTCAAAATGCACACCTTGCGGCTGTGGTCTATCATACTGAGCACGTTTTTGTTCGTCACCCAGTGTCTCGTAAGCTGTTTGTATGTCTTGGAATTTTTTGGTATCGCCACCTTTGTCAGGATGATGTTGACTAGCCAACTTGCGGTAAGCCTTTTTAATTTCGTCAGTAGTGGCGTTTTTAGGCACGCCCAGTGTATCGTAAGGATTACTCATATGGTAACAGGGTATAAGATAGTCATGGGTGTATTGTATAGTAAAACGATATTTATGTCAATCTAGCTTTGGTGAATCTAGATAAATATCTGTACAATTCGAGGATTTAGTATGTCAGAAACAGTACAATCTGAAAGCGAAAAGAAAAAAGAAGATTGGATGAACAGCAAATGGCGCCCTATGATGGGGTGGATGTATATGTTTGTCTGTATGTGTGATTTTGTGGTATTTCCTATACTATGGAGTTTAATACAAGCAGCACATGGTGGCCGTGTTGAAACACAATGGCAACCAATCACTCTTCAAGGAGCAGGACTATTTCATATGGCAATGGGTGCCATAATAGGAGTAGCGGCATTTGGGCGTACCCAAGAAAAATTAGCCGGGGTCAACAATGGCATGAATACAGGGTATGGTAATAATCCATCAAATGGATATGGTAGCCCATCGTCAGGATTTAACAGTCCGTCAACCGGGCTTAACAGTCCATCATCTGGATTTGGTAGCCCATCACCTGGATTCAATAGTCCCTCAAATGGATTTAACAGTCCATCTCCCGGGTTTAACAGCGCACCAACAAAAACTATGTATGCTGGCAAACCAGGTCCAGCAGCACAAGTAGATCAACCCTTATAAGGAATAATAATGAAAACTCTATTTGCAATAATCATATTAGGCATAGCATCTTCTGCTAATGCCGCCGAAACTAAACAAGTATGTAATCCAGTTAAAGACAAAGCTGGTCATGTTGTATTAAATAAAGATGGGACAACTAAGCAAACTTGCCGTACTATTAAGGTACACAAGAAATACGAAGGCACAGCAGTACCAGCTAAGGCACCTGCCAAGCCAGCTGCTAAACCACCTGGTTTTGATGCTGCTGTTCAGAAACGTCAAAAAGAACTAATTGCTGCCGGAGCTAAGATCACAGCAGATGGAATTACTGGTCCAGGCACACGCCGTGCTGAAGCTCAGTTTGGTCACCTAGTACCTAAAAAATAAAGGAAAATTAAATGAGTCAAGGATTCGCATTCAACTTTACACCAGAACAACTGGCACAAATTATACCTAACAATCCGTATGTGGCAGAGTGGTATGATGCTATATCACGTATATTACCTGATTACGAAATTAACACAGTACCTAGGGTAGCTGCTTTTTTAGCTCAATGTGCCCACGAGAGTGCTAATTTTACAGCATTAAAAGAAAACTTAAACTACACAGCAGCATCATTAAGCCGTGTCTGGCCTAGTCGTTTTCCGCCTGCTATTGCAGAGCAATACGCACACAATCAAGAAATGATAGCCAATCGTGCTTATTGTGACCGCATGGGCAATGGTCCAGAAGAAAGTGGTGATGGATGGCGTTACGCAGGCAAGGGTCTTATCCAGTTAACAGGCAAAGATAATTATACACGCTTTGCGGAAAGTATAGAAACTCCTGTTGAACAATTGCCAGAGTACCTAGGTACATTTGAAGGCGCTGTTCAGAGCGCATGTTGGTTCTGGGAAACTAATGGACTAAATCAATTTGCTGACGCAGGTGATATTTTAACATTAACTAAACGAATCAATGGTGGCACCATTGGCCTTGCTGACAGAGAAAAACACTATCAACATGCTTGTCACGTACTAGGGGCATGATATGTGGCAAATAATGTGGCTGTTATCTTTATTACCTGATTTTGTATATCATCTATTGTTAATATTTGCTATACTAGCATTTGGGGCCAGCTACATTCTTAAAATGATTCCTTTTATCACAACCAATGCATTTGTAATTCGTATTGCTAGTGCCGTGCTTATTGTATTTTGTGTGTGGATAGAAGGCGGAATTGCAAATGAAGCCAAATGGGCAGCAAGAGTTGCCGAACTTGAAATAAAGGTTGCTAAGGCAGAGAAGGAGGCCGCTGAAGCTAATGGCAAAATTGAAACGGTGTATGTTGATCGTGTTAAAATTGTGAAAGAAGTTCAGTATGTAGTTAAAAATCGCATTGCCAAAAATGCTGCTAAACTTGACTTAACTTGTAAAGTTGATCCATTGGCTATTGACATACTAAATCAATCAGCATTAGTAGGAGTTAAGAAATGAAATCAGTTATAATTTTATCTTTATTATTTTTAACAGGCTGTGTCGCAACGCCGGTTGAAAGAAATTTTCCATCTGTTCCGCCATCATTGACCACAGCATGTGAACAGCTTACTGCTGCTCCTATAACTAATAAACTAAGTGTTTTAATATCTAATGTAACTACAAACTATGGAAAATATCATGAATGTAGTTACAAAGTTGATGCGTGGAATAACTGGTATATAGAACAAAAAAAGATATTTGATTCAGTAAAATAAATTTATAGACACCAGATTCTAGCAACCAGGGCCACCGGCGAGCCTAAGTATATCACTTAGTCCAGCAGGAAGTTCTTGTTCGGGGGCCTGCTGCATTTCAGGTTCCATTTCCGGTTCATGGTGAACGATCAATGCGATCCCAGGAGCAGGGTCTTCTACAGGATTGTCAGGAGTAACTTCTGCAGGATCGTACTCTTCTAGTGGCTCAATGGTGTCCGCTATTATTCTTAATATTTCTGACATTTTCATTACAGTATCCCCGCAGCAGATTGTATTGATTTAATATCGTTATCCTGCTCATAATATGTTTTTACTGGTAATCCAGCTGCGGTACGCATTTCATTTAATTCACCATCGTGTGCCTCGCGATATGCTTTTGGCGATAGTGGAACTATTTTTTCAAACTCTTCCTGGCTAAAGGGAAATTCCTTACCATCGTACACCATTTTCCAATCTTCTACATCATGTTCTGTTAGTGTACTCAGGTCTTCTAATAATCGGTTGACATGTGCGCCGGCTGTACTGCGTCGACGTATTTCAACAAATACTAGGTATCTATTTGTTTTGATTTCACCTGGGCTACGATCAGCATCAATAATAAAATCATAGCCACGTTCAAACCAATTCATTAGGTCCTTGGCTGCGGTAGGATCACGTAGGAAAAAAGATAATACAATGACATCATCATCGTCACCCATTTTACTGGTAAATTCATCAACATGGACAATAGGCTTGATCAAGCCATCCATATCCTTATATCCTAATCCTTCGAAAACAAAGTTAAAATTTGATGGTTTATTAGTCATTTTTATGCGCCAGTGGGGGGTGCGGCCGGTGCGGCTGCTGCGGCAGCAGCAGGTGCCGCTGGGGCCGGTGCTGCTCCAGGCGGTGCGCTAGGTGCAGTACCACGTTCATCAACCGAATAAGCGTTATCTAATTCTTGTAGATCAAGTTCCTGTTCTTCAAGATCAATACTGCCTGTACGTATATCGCTCATCAAAGTTTTGGGCATGGTGATTTCCACCAACCATACCTTTTTCTCAATGATTCTTGCTATTTTTGTTCCCGGGCGATAATCGCTAGGATCATCAATTTTAATGGGAATCTTCATGTCAGTTTTCTTGTACTTTACAGTACAATCAAACGGTAATAATCTACGTCCACCACGTGGATCGGGCATTAAGTTTTCGGGCCAGAGAAATATACAACTAACGTGATATTTTCCCACTGTTGGGCCTTGTACCAGCTCACCGATATCCCAGTTTTTAAATGCGTATAGATCCATGGAATCTAATACACGCTCGAAGTCTAACAGGGTCAATAGCGTACCCTCGGATAGGTATATGTCCTTGATGTTTTGGGCCACTTGCCAATAATCTTGGTGATCTTTGAATATTTCTGAATCGAATGCTTTGTTTGCCATAGTCAAGTATTTAGTGTAGTTGCGAATATGGCATAATATTGGGAATGTAAGAATTTACAGTATAGCCTAATACTTATCAACTTATAACACCTTTTTACTACTCATAGAATATAAAAATACACTGATGTAAATACTTGGGTCAGCAAGGTGCTGATAGCAGTAACTTACTTCTACATGAGGCTTTAATGAGTAGACACAAAGCAGTAAAATCACAACGCCGTGATACGGTATTTCAAGAAAATACAATAAACTTCAATCAAGCAAAACCCTTAAAACAACGTCCCATTGATATCGTGCCCCGTACACGAAATCAAGAGCGATTGGTATTGGCATTGCAAGATGAAAGTCAACATATTGTAATCACAGCAGGTCCAGCTGGTACAGGTAAAACTTACCTTGCTATGCTAGCCGCTGTTAAGGCATTCCGCGAAGGAGAAGTTGATCGTATAATCCTAACACGACCAGCAGTTGGCGTAGAAGATGAAAAACATGGATTTTTACCAGGAGATTTAAACCAAAAGATGGATCCATGGGTAAGGCCCTTAACTGATATTCTTCGTGAATATTATCGTCAGCAGGATATTGCTGGTATGTTAGAGGATCAAAAAATAGAGATAGCACCACTTGCGTTTATGAGGGGTAGAACCTTTAAAAACGCATACATTATAGCTGATGAGATGCAGAATGCTACTCCGGCACAATGTAAGATGCTAATGACACGTATCGGCGAAGGCAGTAAAATCGTCATTACGGGAGATATTGAACAAGCTGACCGCACTAAAGGTAACAACGGCCTCGCAGATTTATGCCAAAGATTGTTGAAAGGAGGTGTAAATGGAATAGCTGTGTGCGAGCTAGATAGTCGCGACATACAGCGGCACAGAATCATTGATTCCGTGCTTCGCCTTTATTCCGACTGATCGGTAATATGGTCAAATATTGTTTTCCAGTTTTTTAAGATAGTAATTTCTGGATGATACTCGTACATATTATGACCATGTTCTAACACGATACACCTGAGGCCGGCTTTATAGCCGGCTTCAGCATTGGCCCACTTATCTTCAATCCAATAATATCCGGAGTCTTTATATTCTGCCAACGCCTCATCTTTATCAGCACCAGTATCTAAACATACAATACGCTCAAATGCGGTAGGACCAAATAACTTATGAAGATTCATTTCCCTTAGCTTCTGAGCATTAGGATCTAAACTCAATGAAGTAATGGCATGAAACTTATAACCAAATTCTTCATGCAATCTTTTGATATAATACATGGCATCACGCATGGGCGGCAAGAATCCGATAGACGCACTTTCATTAAAAATGCGGATCAGTTTAACTACTTGTTCACGCGGAATGCCATAACGTACAGACATGTCATAGTTTAGTTTGGCACCAGGAATTTCTTCAAATCCGTGTTGATACATCCAGATATTAAATGCCCATTCCCAATCTAAACATACTCCGTCACAATCAGTTAGGATTATTTTCTGTTTCGGTAGATACTTCATTTTGAATCTCTTCTATAGTTTGATAGGCTGCTTCCAGCAGGTCAATGTACTTTGGGTAAAACTCGTAATAAAAATCTCGAATCTTATCCCAGCGTTTCTCAGCCAGTGTGCCACTAAAGCTGGCTTTAACAATTTTCTTTTCTTTAAAGTCAAGGATTACACTACCCATAGACAAGTCTTTTGATTTAAGTGATTTTGTAACAGTTGTTGCTTCATCTACTTGCCCATCGGGCTTTTTAATATACATGATAACTAAGTATCGCATTTAATTTCCTATTTGAGTTAATTCGCAAAGCGTTGCTGATAAGTTGATTTCTTGATCTGACATCAAATGAACGTTAGCCAGCGAGTTTCTAATAATAATAATCGCTCGGTCTTGTCCTTCCTGTGTGTCACTCCATAGCGAAAGGTTATCATACATCCATCGATACATGCTATCCATATCTTCAATGTTTGCTTGATTGCAGATAACCTTACGTGCTTCATTGATATTACCAGCTTTGAATAACGATACTGCTTGCAGTCTCCAATTATCAACTGACTGTTCAGTTGAACTGGGCTCAACAAGTTTTCCTGTTGTTGAATTAGCCTGTAGCAAATTTAACGATTTACGTAGATCTGGATATGTGGCTGTTACAAATAAATCAAGTGTGGGCAAGTCAAAATCTATTTCTTCGCTGATCAATACAGTTGCTAGACGAGCTGTAAATTCCACAAGATCTGTCTTTTGCATGTGAAACCCTTGACACCGACTGTGCAATGCTGGCAGTATCTTATTGGGATAGTTACAGGTCAGGATAAATCTGACGCTTTCACTGTAGTCTTCCATTAGGTTTCTAAGTGCTGGTTGTACAGAATTTGGATTCATAAAATCCGCTTCATCAACCAATACCACTTTAAATTTACCAAAAGGCATAGTACTACAAAAGCCAATCAGTTTGTCCACCCAATCTAGTTTACGGGCATCTTTAGATCCATTTGAGTATAGCACATCAAATTCATCTACCCCAAGCTCATTGATCAGTAATTTAGCCAGGGTAGTTTTACCAGTGCCGGGACTACCACTTAGTAATAAGTGTGGGATACTGCCTTGCTTAATCCAATGTTGTACTTGCTGTCGTTGTGCATCGTCTGTAAAAACATATCCATCGACTGTATTGGGTCTGTACTTTTCTGTCCATAAATCATTCATTTAATGCTCCATGCTTTTTAAAATTCATAATACAATTATACATGGAGCAGATGATAAAAGCAAACACTTTGGTTTAATTAGGCATTTCCTTACGATCTACATGCACGGCAGAACTAATGCCTTCGACTGTGGGGCACTCTTCGTCATCTGATACTAGTAGGATATCTTTAGGATCAATCTTACGAACGGTTAATTTGCCATTTTCGTCTTCGAGATCTAAACCCCTAGTCCAACGACCATGTGCTACCAATACCCAATCACCTACGTTAACATCTTTTTGTTCTGGACCTACTGCGTATACACGACCCCAGCGTGGGCGAATACCATTGCCTTTGCCATTGTCATTTAACAGTAAGATACCGCCTGTACTGATACGTTCATCAAACACCATATCCGATACCAGAACATTGTTTTGTAATACTTTAAGTTTCTGCTTTTCTACTTTATGTGGTGCGTACTGTGCTTTCATTTTCCCTTTTTTGCTTGCGCTATTTGATTTTCTAATTTCTGACGTTCGGTTAATTCTAACGTCTGTGTAACTGTCTTGGTACGTCCCATTGCCGCGGCAAATGCATTATCTTGGGTAACGATTGTTTCCCTAGTTGCAACCGGAGGAGCCGCTGGAATAGGGAGTGGATCCGCAGCCGGTGCTACTGGTCGTGTGGGCATCACTGGATTTTCTGCTGCTACCTGTTCCGCTTGTTGAGCACGTGAGCTTGAGTGTACCGGTCCGCTGGCCACATTAGTTTGTCGTTGTATTCGTCGTTGAATCTGTTGATTACGAGGGTCAATTACGTTGCCATCAGCGTCGATCCTATCCCCACGGGCATTTACATTCATATTACCAACTGCTCGAACATTTTCGTTTTGTAAACGTAATGCTCCAAGGTCTACTGGTTTACCTTTTGCGGTTTTATAGACTTTTGTTGTCATGATATTCTCCTGAATTCATTATATTTAACGTAAAAATTCGGTGATGGATAAATTATAGTACATACTGTTTATACGGTGTACGCCTAATTTATACAGTACAAAGCTGGCCACACTACTGCCTCGCCCGACACCCCAAATTACGTGGTTCTCTTTCATTACATCCACCAAATATTTTAAATATTTCAGTAGATTAAATAGGTTGTGCTGTTGGTACAGCAATAGCTCTTCCCCACACCTTTGTAGTTCGGCATCATCAACACATAAACTTAACACGTATTCTGCTATGTCCATATCCTGATACTGCTGGGGCATATGCCAGGTCTTCTGTTGAGCGGCATCCCATGCGGGCACCGAGACAACTTGATCAGGAGTAAATTTGTATGGCATAAACGTAGTTGGAAAGTGATCCACAAAATATACTATCTGTTCGATATCAACAGTTTCATCCACCAGCATACCTTTCAATGAATCAACGGCACGCCCCTTCATCAATTGATCAAGGACATCATTCTCATTAAAAATCATTTCCCCGTAATTATTCTTTTTCATCTAGTAATTTAAAATCCGCAAATACAACAGTATTTCCAACTTCGGGTTCAGCTTCGTCGGGCCATTGCAACTCTAAATCTCGCCATATAGTTACATTGGCTAGAGTAATATATTCATCAGCGTCAAGGAATTTAGCATCACAATGTGCTAGGTCAGAAGTTGCCCACCAATCGGGTATGGGTAAATCATCTACATTTTCTTCTTGACTATGCATGTAAATTATACCGTCGCCAAGACCAGAACTTATTTCTATTTCATCAATAATAAGTCTATCTTCAACAATGGCAGTCAGTTTATTAAACAGCATTATACCCACCAGTTGATCAATAGGTTCTTCGGGTATGGTGGTAATTTTGATGTTAGCGTCAAGATATAATCGACACTGATCTTCTTCTTTGCTGTTGATAAAAATAGTACTATCCATTTCTCGATAGACAAAGTATTTTATTCTATCAAGTGCAATGTTATTGATAGTTCCATCTAAACTATTGGTTAAAATGAATAACTTAACAGTATAACTATTCATTTGTAATTCACCGTTATAGTGTATACCGGCGATAAAACTCAAGGGGCAAACTATTCTAACGTTCATGATATATCAATGATTCCATCGGTGTCTTTACCAGACTGACTAGCACGTAGTTTGTCTGTATATTTGTTTTGGTAAGTTTCTATGGCCATGCGAATTTGGGTGCATAAATGGTAATTACCCAAACGATGCGCTATGCCAAGTTTTTTGTTTAGTTCGTTAACCTTATCCAATAGTTCTTCAGTGGTAAGGTTATCGATGCTGGGGATAAGTGGATGTTCCATACATTAAATTGTACAGGAATGACGGTAGTAAATCAACAGTTTTGATTAACCAAACGTAGCGCCGTTATTACCAATACAGTACCAAACCGAATTGGTATACTGTAGGGTGCATCCAGCACCTCTAGCTGCCAGCGTAATAGTACCAGAAGTTCCCGATGTTGCTGAGTTCCAACCGGCACTGGCCACCGTAATAACCATGGAGGCTGATGCAGTTTGCGTGAACACTTTGATCTGACCCTCGACTCCGTTGGCCAGCGTGGCGGTTCCTGCTGTGGTAAAGAATGAGGTAGTTGTTGCTAGGCTAGCAGCAGCGGCACTTGTTACAGATTCTTTAGAGCTGTTTAGTGGGGTCAGTATTTCATTGTTTTGATTAATGATAATAGTAGATCCATTTGTGCTAGTAGAGAATACAAAAGTATAAACTCCGGTCGCGGCAAATTGAATCACTGGGCTAGCACCTGCTGGATACACAAGACCCTGTATCCCGTTAATATTTTGACTGACTGCCGTGGGTAGTGTCAGGGTATATGCTGTATTTGGTACGGTAACCTGCAAAGTTACCACACCTGTCTGTCCGGAGATAGGCCAGTTGGTAAATGCTACACTTGCACTGCCAGCTAGTGTGGCTGTTTGATAATGACCCACTGCATAATTTACAGTAAACGATCCGCTTACACTACCAAGGCCAACGGTGGTGTAGGCAAAATCAGCTACCAACGCATTGGTTAGTGGAGAGTTTAACATGTTGTTTTGAACTGACAAGTTCGCGCCGCCAGATAACTGTGCATTTACCACGACTTTGCCCTGTAAGTCTGTGATTTCTTGTGCTGCATACTGGAAGTTGGTCGAAGTATTTGTAAAATTAGTACGAAACCCCTGTGAATTATTATCTTGGCCCGCTACTGGGTAAGCGCCATTGATGTTGTTTGGATTTATTGCACTGGTCATGTTCTGTATTCCTTAATTGTTTCTATTATTTAGCGTATTTGATTGTTAAACTAATATATTGTATTTGGGATACAACAAGTATTTGTCGTTAGCAGTGGAGCTGGTATCTGTATCTGCTGGAGCAATAAAGGTAACGCTTCCCCCGTCAAATACAGTTTCGACTCCTGGTACTACAGTAATATCCCAAGTGGCCCCAGTGCCTGGACCAACTACATTTACCCCGGCTAAGTTATCATAGGAATTACCAGCCGCTGCGCTATTGGCAGTACCATAATAGAATGCATCAAGGATGGCACCATTGGTATTTACAGTATTGACCGTTATGAGTAAATCATTAGCAGGAGTTACCCCGCCCAGTGACGAGCCTAAGATCTTAATTTGATCACCCGCTAGGTATACATTGCCTGCTGTGCCTATAGTGACATTATAGTGGTAATTGATGTCAAATGATGTCGTCTCCGGTGGGCTTGGTACCCAACTTTGTGTGTTGCCATCCCAGTTAACTGTAAGAGCGTTATCAAGCTCATACCGATCGGCTACAAAATCCACTAGATTTAATTGGATTCCAAACTGTGTCTGTATATTGTATTGTATCTGCCCCGACGCCCCTGGTATTGTATATGCAATTACCCATGCTGGGATAAACCCTAAAACTTTACCATCTGCTTGGGAACTCTGCATCCATAACGGTAACAGGTCACTCTCCTGTCCCACTACGTCAATTACCTGATCTCTCATGTTATCAAGCGAATTAGGGTACACTACATCAATTGTTTGCTCTTCTATTGGATAGGCCAGCACCACTTCTTTGCCAACACTTAGATTGTCATTGTTGACTAAGCTATCTATGATTTCCGAATATACTACTTCGTACACTACATTACCTGTTAAAGGGTCGACAGCTTGTGCTGTTTTAATTTCTCCCAAGAGTAAATTCTTCCAGTAGTGGTTAAGTTGAAGTGAGGATACATAGGTATCCACGCTGGCAGCATTTAATCCATATGCATGATGATACACGACATTGCGACTCAATCCAAAGTTAGTATCATCGGGACGATATAGTAGTGACGGAGTAAAGATAGTAGAATTTTGCAGTAAACTAGCAATCAATTCTCGATCATCAACCGGCGGCATACATTGGATATACAAGTTTTGATAAGGTGTCTCGTAGACACGCTCCACCGTGATGGAGAACGTTTTATTAACACTGATAAATCCATTAGTACTGTAAGCGTTTACTGTAAAGGTGTATACTGTGCTACCATACTGAGCGGGGGTGGGGTATGCATTAAAACTTACACGCCCAGCAATATTACCTGATGGCAATAGAGTTAATCCCTGCGGTAATTTTGAATCTGATCCTGATACTAATTGATACTGTAAATTTGTGTTAGTAGTATTGGTCGCCTCAACATAAAATATACTGGTGGACCCATTGGCAATGGTGCCCAAGTTGGAGGGTGTGAGCCAGGTCACATTGGAGAATATAGGTCCTTCAACTGTCAGGCTAAAATCATATGGATCACTAGTCACTGATGGCGAGTTGGTTAGGTATGCGGTTACTGTAAAATCAAAAGTAGATTCGAATAGCCCAATTGTAGGTAAGTATCCGGTTAACCATCCAGTTGTTGAATTAAGTGTTAACCCTGTGGGTAACGAAGCACCAGTATACCCTATAGTGTCTCCGGTAATATTCTTCCCCACAAATTGGTAAGCAAAATATGTATTGCTGTATGTGGTGCCAATAGATCCCTGAGGGTTTGTTATCACTGGGGTATTAACACTGGATATGCTGGCTGTTAGATAGGTGTTATCAGCTGTGATCAAGGTAGTGTCAGCAGTAAATGCCTCAGTACTCCATACGAATAGGCTAAATTCTCGTAATGCAGATATTCGACCATCAGTAACCTGTAGTGTAAATGTATATGTGGAATTTTGTGCTTCTATATCAAAATCAAATGGGTATGTACTAAATCCTTGACCGTTAACACTGAATCCAGGTTGAGCAGATGTTGTTGGATTTAAGCCAACAAATCCAGAAATTAAGCCAGTATCACTAACTGTAATTCCCGGGGGCAAACTCCCCGAATACAAGCTGATAGCCGGCGGAATTCCAGTTGTATTATCAGTAGTATAATCTAATTGTATACCTGGGGACAACAATTCACCTACCCATAGCTGACTAAGTTCGCCCGCAGGTGTGATCCAACTGGGTAGATTTTGCCCAGCGACCGTTATAGTAAATGTTCTATCGGCTAATCTATTAATGACAGTAATGCCACCAACTGTTTTGGTTGTATAGGCCCTAATAGCAAATTTACTGGTAACATTGACTCCCACTACCAATGCTTCATCTGCCACTGTAACCACATTGGTAGGAGTACCCTGTAGTACGCCAGATGTCGTGCATTCAATACCATCGGGTAATGCGCCAGCAATAGATTCAAAATATACAGTCGATGGCACGGAAGTGATAGTACCGCCACCGATCCAAGTACCGGTAGCCGAACTCGTATATGTAATTTGTGTAGTGGTACATTTGGTTACTATAAAGCTACCGTTATAAGATGACGGGTTAACTCCAGTGACCACAACAGTATCACCAGGTTGGAACATGGATACTGTCTGAGTATAAAATGTAGCTGTGACTGAAGATCCACTACCCACGATACCTATGAGGTCAGTGGTAAACGTATCGGTAACACGCAGTGGTACTTCGTAGTAAGCACCTTCTGGTACAGTACCTAAACTACCAGGGGGAGTAATCCAAATAGGCTGTGCTGTCATAAGTTACTCCATTACTGGTAAGTAGACACACTTAAACTTACCCATGTTACGTTACCTGTGGCATTTGCTTGATATGCTTGTATTTGTTGTACAGTTGAATTATAAACCATATCTCCTTCTACCGCTGATATGTTGGCAATTTGTGCGGTAGTATAACTAGGCAATCTAAATGTGCCGGTAGAAGTCACTACCCCAGATGCCACTACATTGCCGGTTACACTTAAATTTGCCAAAGTACCAACAGAAGTCAAGCTGCTGGTAGTAACATTGCTTGATAAGGTAGATCCAGTTAGTGCGTTTGCATTTATGCCGGTGGCGGCGATGCCAGTTAATTGACTACCATTACCTAAAATATAGCTAGCTGTTATATTTCCAGTGGTACTGATATTACCTGCTGTTATGTTGCCGGTATAAGTTGGTAGATAAGCAGCCACATTGGCATTGCCATACGTAACTGGTAACCCTGTTAATTGACTACCGTTACCAAGAAAATAATTGCCATACACATTTCCCGTTACTGATAAAATGTTTGATGCAGAGTTAAATATTAACCCGGCGCTTGCTCCAGCATTTCCATTATCATTATAAAGTACTTGAGTATTCGATCCAGGCACTACTAAGTTACCTGATATGTTCCCAACGAAATTGCCAATAAAATATCCGTCAGTAGTGATGTTTCCTGTTGCTGAAACTATTCCCACCGTTTTAATATTTCCGGCATGCACGTTTCCAGTAGCGGTCATATTACTTGATAATATGTTACCAGTAAATACTGGTAAAAAGTTAGCAACGTTAGCATTGCCATAGGTTAACGGTAATCCAGTTAAATTTCTACCATTGCCTAAAATATAACTTCCGGTTATGTTGCCAGTTGTTGATACATTTGAAGTTAGTACCTGTAGATATGCTGCTGCATTGGTATTACTGTAATTCCCGCCACCTGATATGTTACTAATATTGCTGCCATCTCCGTACAAGTAAGTGCCGACAATGGCATTACCATATACATTACCAGTGGCTGTTATTTGTCCAGAGGTTCTAATATTACCAGTTACTGATACTCCAGTATTACTGAAAACTGCAATATTTGCTGTACCGTTTACTCCCACGGTTACATTGGCATTGGCACTACCGATTCTTACATTACTAGTGCCATTAACGATATTTGAGATTGAGGTATTACCCTGGGCAATCTGTGCCCAAATAACAGTGGAACCATCATAAGTTCCAAAACAGTAGTAAAAATATGCCGCGCTGTATGCATACATACCCGGGACATCGCCCGCTTTGCCCACTAGGGTAGTTGGGGGTGTAGGATTCGGCAACGAAAACAGTTGCGTGAAGTTATTATTTGTGTACTGAAAAGCAGTACGTATTGGAGTTCCCAAACCATCGTTGGGCGCCGTACCTACATTAATAATTTGTTGCGACATATCCGTCCTCTTTAGCTCTTATTATTTAGCTAAAGTAATGTCTATGTCATTCGGGGCTTAATATGGTGAAAAACTACTACCACAGCCACATGTCGTTGTGGCTTCCATGCCAGTGATAACAAAGGCAGATCCATTGATATCATCGCGATAATCCACGGTTGAACCTTTTAAATAATTACTACTCATACTATCTACTAACAAATGAACGCCATTGACTTCGACCTCCCAGTCATCGTCAGCTTGTTCTTCATCCATGGTAAAGCCTGTCTGCATTCCACTGCATCCGCCGCCCTGAACGAATACACGAAGTTTTAGCTTGGGATTGTTTTCTTCTGCTAATAAATCTTTAATTTTAATCGCGGCGTTTTCAGTTAGTGTGATCATATTCTCTCCGAACATACGTTCCAGTTGATAATTTTCCAGATATTATCTAGATACTTTTCTTTATCCCACTTGTAATCCGTCGACCATGAATGTTCCCACCAGTCAACCAGTACACAAATATCGGTACGAACCTGATGATTTCGTATGGTTTTAATAGTTCCACCTGTGCTGAGATAAACCCAACCCGATCCCTGAATCTTCATGGCAGCTTCTTTGAACGCTACCTTGAAATCTTCGTAAGTTTTGAAGTTAGCTTCAATGAGTTCTAGCACCGCACCCTTGGGACGGTTGGCACCTTTTGGTGCTTGCAATTGGGGAAAGAATTTGTTGTGTAAGAAGCTGCCAGCACGGTTGAAATCGGCATCACCTTCGCCGGCATTGTACTTTTTAGCGTAGCCTTTAGCCAGGTGCTCGTAGTGGTATTCTATTGTGTCTGCGCTCATTATGGGAGCCAGATCTTTATGTGCGTAGGGTAGTGGGGTAGTTTCCAGTTTAGCTGAAACGGTTGCTGCTTCCACTAAGTTTAATAAATCTCTCATGTAGGTATTTATTAAAATCATAGCCTACGTGTAATTCTACCACGAGATAGGTCGTAGGGTGATATATCTAACTGTACTCTGTCGCCTGTAAGTACTTTGATATTATTTTGGCGTATTCTCCCGCTTAGTGTAGCGAGAATGTGATTTTCAATGTTTTCAATTTTAACACGATAATTCGTGTTTCGTAATACTTCGGTGATTACACCCTCCATTTTAATTACATCATCTGATTTACTCAATTTGTTTTATTATCTCCTGTTATGAGCAGTTATTTATGTGTGTATCTACCGCGTTTAAAATCGCCGGCTCGTTGTCCTTTAAGTTTATGACAAATGGGACATAGTTCTTTAAGGTTGCTAATAGAATTATTCAAATGATTGCCGTCAATATGGTCAATTTCAGTCATGCCTTTAGCAAATTCTGGAACTTTTTTCCAGTCTATCACACAGGGAAATCCTAAATGTCCATCAATATTTGAACAAATACCTGTTTTTAATGGGGTAACTCCGGCTGCGTGAGGGTTTCTTCCGTAACTTGCACCTTGGCAATGTCCGCAATGAATACGCCAACGCTTACCATCCGATGCAACTGGCTTACTACATCCATGATTTACACATGTTGGGCGAGGTGCAGTTGGTTTAGTCTTCAAAAGCTCACTGGTCGAATCAAAATCAAATAAAGTTGTAAATAAATCGGTTGTATTATCTGTTACGCTCATCTTAGCCTCTCCGCATTTGTGAAATTTCAACAGCTTCTTCGTCACTGAATACCGGCACCGCATTTGATTTATGCATTGTGCCAATGCCCTTAATTTTGTTGCCAGTGTACTGCATATCTTCTACCTTAAGGCAAGGACCCCAGGTGGTTACTAGGGACTCAATGTGAGCTGTTTGACGGCTGGTGGGAATACGGGGTAGCGATTTGCTTAGTGTGGGCATAGGGCTCTTTGACGTCCTTACAGAGGGTGATAGTCGATTAAATTCATTTAGTTTACGCTGCCACTCTTCCTTATTAGCTTCAGCTTGCTGTTTTTGCTCAGCAGATGCGAATTTATAGCGACCTTTCTTTTTGCCTGTGGTCGAATACAGCGGGGGGAGTAGATGCATTGTCATAAAGCTATTATAGTAACAGCGGATTTAATTGTCAAGCTATTCATAAAATACATGGCCGCCGATACGGGCTACTACACGCTTGACATAAGCCCATGATGGCTTGACTGATACAGCGTGAAAGAATAGGGCTTTTCGATATTTGTACGAGTACTCACTGTAATCGCCACGAGCTATGTTCTCAGCAACTTCCTTGGATAACCGCCAATGCTCACTATCTTTTTTAATTGGAATTTTAGTACCACAGGTCCAGCTAAACTGGCAAACTATCACACCCTTGCCTATATTTGTTCTTGTGTATATAATGCCGCATAGCGTTTTTGAACCAAATCTCTCATCTTTCGAGCGATTGATGGTTACCACAGCCACAGCAACTTTGCCTTCAAGTGGCTCTGCTCCTGATTCGTAATATATATTCCGGGCCAGACATTCAATGTCCTTGGGAGAAAATAGTGGAGTTTTAACCAATGGAGTTGGTGTTCTTTCATAGATCAATGCATCCATTAATTCATAGTCAACCGATGTTAGTGTAGAGTCTAGAACGGGTGTAGTTAAACACCCGCCCAATCCCAACAAGACCAGTAATGAAAAATATTTAATTTTCATCACTCAGTCTTTTTTAAAGCTGCCCACATACGAGATTTTTCTGCAAGTTCGGCTTCCAGCTTGCGATATTGTTCACCCAATTCCTTGAGCTTGTCCCATTCATTTTCTAATTTAGGATTGACGGTTAATACATCTAATTTTTTTTGTATAGCTGTTAAAGTGTCATTTAGACTGACACCATTGATTTTAATATCAGCTTTATCGCCCGATAGCTCTAGTGTGCCGGCAGTGATTGTGGCTGGTGCTGGCTGACTGGACCATGACCCAATGCCTATAGCAGTATTACCACCGCCAAATCCAGCACCACCGGCATAGCCGCCGCCGCCGACAATGCCACCACCAGTGTAGTACACCGGACCAGTGGTACTGGTGGTAACATACCCGCCGTTAATTACAGAGGTCAGTGAGGGGGCTACTGTTGCTGTGGTGTTGTTAGGGTCGTTTGTTGCTTTGTTAGCTGCCATGATCCATTTCCCATATCTGTCCATACTATTGTGTCACCCTCTTTCCAACCGAGGGGACCACAAATTTCTTCACCCAGGTCCAGAATTAATTCCTCTGGATTTTCTGGGTTTTCCATAACGATACGTGTGTGCGTAGTCATTACTTCGCTGGAGTCAGTGCTTCTTTTTCTGTGGTGATCTCAGCACGGCGTACTTTGACAGCCTTGGCGATTTCCTGTAGAGATTTTCTGGCACGGGCGGCGGCGGCTTTAACACCTTTGTCGCTGAACTTAGCATTTTCAGCCAAGTAGTTTTCGTAAGCTGCTACGATTTGTTCATGTGTTGACATAGTATTTCCTTTATAGTATTGTTAATTATACACTATACGACATATACTACAAATTTTTTGGTTAAATGTAAATGTGTCGCTTCATATAACAATCCCATACTAAGATGTTATCCCAACCATGTGACCATGTGACCAGGAACAAATTGTAAGTATTATGATCGTTTATATACAGTCGATTGTCATCAACACGAGCCGATGCGTAACGATTTGATGATAGCCATTTTTGAAGTAGACTTTTTGCGTCCTGCGTCCGTAAGATAACAATATATACTGATTCGATATTCTTAAATACTGGGACGGACATTAATGTAAAGTTTGATTTTCACTGCTGACAGATGATAACGCCAACACTTGATTTACATATTCGGTAAAGTCTTCGGTTAACATAATACGCTCATCATCACAGATTTTTGCATCTTCTTCTTCCACGCCGACTAGGCGCATCATAGCACCTATGTGTACTTCCCTAATACCATGTTTATGTAAAATCATCATGATCTCCATGATGGCTAACCGAAATGGTTCCACTACTTCCTGTTCACTCATATATTTAATTATTCGAGTTCGTGGAAAAGCGGCTTGTTAGCCGCCTTTTTGCTGAAAAATTAAACTGTTTCAGCGACTTTAGCTGGTTTACTAACCTTTGCAGACTTAACCTTAACTTCGCCTTTCTTGGCGATTTTGGTTTTCTCAGCCAATTTAGCTGATACGATATAACCAACGTCACCTTGATTGTATCCAACTGACTGCAGATACTGAACTGCTTCCAGTTTGGTCATTGGCTTGGGTAGCTCAACGAGGTTAACATCAGTGTGACCTGCGCGATGCAGGGCCTTAATACGCGATACCAAGTCATTGGCAAAACGTACTTTAATTTCTCCATTATGGTTGGAGGTACCTGCTACTTTAAATAAATTTTCTTGTTTCATAAGATGCCTTTCTAAGATGCCTTTCAAAGTTGATTAAAATAAAAGTTAAACTTAACTACATACTACAACTACATTATAGCTGACCTTTGATTAAATGTCAACCATAATTTATTATTTTTCTTGACCTAGTTAGCCAAAACTGATACATAGAGCGCCAAGGTCCTCATTTAAATTATGCTGCCTTTTAGGCCGGTGCTGCTTGGGCACCTTGAGCAGCTCTGGCAGCTCTGGCAGCGTTTATAGCAGCATCCTCTTGAGCTTTTTTCTCTTGTGCTGCTATGTGTGCAGCGTCGCGAACCGCCATGCTGGGATTTTGGATCATACGTAATACTATGGGGCTTGATTTGACCGCGGCCAATTGTACCGCCTCGCTGGGAAGAATTCCAGATTTGATTATTTCATGTAATGCACCACCATGATTGTTGACTGCGGCCAATTGTAATCTCTCATCGGGATTTTTCAAATATTTTATAGACCAGGGATCATGAGTAACTGACGCCATCTGTACGGCATAACTGGGGGTTATTCCAGCTTTCATTAAAAGTTTTAATGCACCACTATTTCTCTTGGCTGCGGCTATCTGTAATCGCTCGTCGGGATTTTGGATATATTCAATGGCACGGCCATCCTGGGTCACTGCTGCTAATAGCACATCATACTCTGGTTTAATTTTATCCTGTAAGATATAATCGAGTGCCAGCCCATCCTGCGTCACTGCTGCCAATTGCACCGCGTGACTTGGTCTGATGCCGGCCCGGAGAATAAACAATATAGCCCTGCCAACATTGCTAACTGCGGCCAATTGTAATCTCTCATTGGGATTTTTCAAATATTGTATACTAAGGCCGTCCCTGGCTATTGCTTCTTCTTGAACGTCTTTGCTGGGAACAATTCCATGATTCATCAACATTCGAAACGTTCCGCCGTAACGTTTGACTGCTGCCATTTGCACAGCATGACTTGGCTCAGTGCCCAAATCTGTGATTATGAATTTTATTGCTTCTGGATTCTGAGTTACTGCTGCTATTTGCACCTCATCACTGGGCACGATACCATTCGATATGATGGAATGTATAGCAGTACCGCTCTGATTTACTGCTGCCATTTGAACAGCCTCGCTGGGAGTGATGCCGGCGGCTTTCAGGAAACCTATAGCAGGACCGTGTTGTGTGACTGCTGCCAGTTGTACGGCTTCATTGGGCTTGGCTCCATGAGCAATGATGGTTTTCAACCCAAGATTTTCCTTCTTGACTGCTGCCAGTTGCACAGCTTGAACAGGATTATTGATTCGGTCCAATACGGCACCATTTTTGTTAATTGCCGATATCTGTATCGACAACGGAAAGTCTTTGGATTCAATTGACTGAAATCGGTAGATATAATCAAAGCATAATCCCCCTACTTTATTATACTCCAATTGCTTTTCTATTTCTGCCGATCTGGTGCCGCGTGGCATTGTAGCCATCAATTGTTTTGTCAATGCTACAGATTCCTTCCATTGATCTCTGGATGCCTGTACTGCAGGTTGATGAACGTCACCCAGAGCCATGGATCGTAACTGTTGAGGATCTAGACCAGTCAGTTGTGTAAATTGTTCTGCCGATATTGATGCATCTTGTTGTGTAAACATTTCCATGCGATCTGTTCTTTTATGTGCCGCTATAGCCCACATACCACCAGTGGCTTTATTAAAGCAATATATCAAGGTTACTTCATTGTTGTAGAAGTAATTTTCAAAATGTTCCTGATGAACTTTAGTAGTACACCAACTGCTGTTTCTTCCATGAAAACAGCTGGCTTCCTTGTCCAGTGGCACAACGATGAGCCACTGAGCATCATCCACCAAGTTGATGCTTTGCCCAGGTATTTTCTTTCTGGTCATTTGCGTCTTGCTGGGTATTGCTGATGCCTGATTGACAAAAGCATTGAACTTATCCCAGCCCTGTTTGGCCCACCAATCGATATTCTTTTGGTTTGTGTCTTTGATCTGATTTCTATTCACCAACTGACGAAAGTCGGCGATAGTTTTTTGTACTGATGCAGTATCACCGCCCGATTGCTGAATAAAAGCATCTTGAGCTTGGGGATAACCCTCGAATAACAAGGTAATTTCGTGTATTTTCATGATAATAGTATTTATACCGATACAGCGTACTGATCCACATCATGCAGATTTCATCTGAATTTAGTATTCATCTTGACCTGGTTAGCCAAAAACGATACAGATGCCGTTACCGACGTCATCTGAATAACGGTCCTTCTACCCACCCAACTAGACTATATCGTGTACCCTGGGTCACGGGAGTTATCTCGTGAGTCATCCAGCTGGGGAAGAAAATAATTTTTCCTCGAGCCCTGGGGGCTGACTCGGGGGTTGTCTTTAAATTTAAAAAACGCAAATCTCCACCTTCGTAATTTGTCGTATCAGATAATTGTACAGTAAAACTCAACTTTCTAGTGGGCTTTTGCCTACCCAGATCGGTATGCGGTTTATATACGCCAGCGGTGGTATACCGGGTAAACTGTAAAGTCTGGAGGGACTTCAGATCAAATCGATAATATGCATCATTGATTTCAGTAATCACTGGTGCAAGCGTGGCATATATCCAATCGAATTCTGGATCTTCAGTATCCAGCCAGGCTATACTGGATTTACGATATTCGTTAGTTATTTCAGAACCTATCGTACCGGTACTGGAGGTAATACTGTTGCCTAATTTAATTATTTGATCAAGCTCAATATTACTAAAGACGTTATCCCTAACGATCCAGTTGGTATTTTCTTTCAATGGAGAAGCCAATGGCCACGTCATCCCTCGACTCCAACCACGGGCTTTCGACCTTCAATAATCATAATTTCTTCCTCGGCAGTAAGTGGTGGCATGCCTTTCTTTTCCAGTACCAAACGTGTCGCCGCCAAGGTCCATTTACTATGCACATTGGAATTAGGATATAATTTATCCAATTCTTCAATTTCTGCTAGTCTTGCCGGATCGTCAAATATCTCAGAATACTTCACGTCTTCTTTAATTACTGACTCGTCTCCATTAAATATCACCACCCGAGATATTGGTTCAAGCGTGGCAGCATCAAGAACAACACCACTCGACTTAAACTGTCTGGCCACTGCCGCAACTGCGGCCACTGTGGCTACTCCTGATGCTACAGGTGCGGCTGTCAATACTGATGCAACTGTACTACCAGACAACAGGGTTGACCCCAATGCTGCCGATACTGATTGTAAAAATCCTCTACGATTTGTCATTCTTTAACTCCAAGCCATTCTAAAAATGCCAACATTTCTTTATATAGTGTAGCCACTGCCAAGTAAGCTAGTGACCCCAGCACAGCAGGGATACACCAAATTGGGAAAGTAATTGTAAGTAGCACAGCCAATGTTTTCTTCATTCCATCATCCCAAAATGTTGTAATAACCCAATTGCACAATCACCAACAGCATCATTATATGTTAGTTCGTTTGTGTCAGCAGTTTCTTTATCAAGTACCTGACTTCTGCAACTTTCATAGCATTCCATGACCAGTAACTCGGCGAACAACTCTGGTACAAACACACGATCCTCCAATTTAGCATCAAAGCCGCTGGTGGGGTTATGTGGTACTGTCTTATATGATTGCTCGTATAGCTTGGCTACCAGTTCTAAGTTCATTCTTCAACTCCGAAATGTTTTTCGATGTACTGGGCAGAGTCATCGTTTCTATTGGAAATACAAATATTAATACATTCTTCGACAATCAACTCGGCGAACTTTTTAAGTTCTCGTTCACAATCATCACCGGATTCGGAAAACCAAGAATCCATAAATCCAGCATCATCAGCAAGCTCTCTAATTCGTTCGTTCATTCTTCAACTCCGAAATGTCTATTTAATAATTCGTCAACATTGACTGCCATATCACCAGAACCGTCATTGAAGATCCACCGCAAATCGGCATCCCAGTCTTGAGTGCGTTCATTGATATACTTGGCACATTCTCTTACAATCGACTCAGCGAACCGTTCCAAATTAAATTCGTTCATTGGGCCCTGCTCACCATCCCAGGGAGGATTGGTACTCTGTTTCAATAGTTGCTGAAATCGTTCGTTCATATTACTTGCCAATCATCAAGCCGGTCATGTTGCTGGGAACAATAATGGTCTGCACCTTACCGTTCTTGACACCTTCGGAGATGTTTAACGCAGCCTGAGCATTCATGTAAGCAATACTGGCCGAGCTTTGATTGGTAAGTGCTGCCATACGACGAGATTCTGCTTCGGCTGTTTTGACTTCAACCTCCTTTTGCAACAGCTCGTTCTTAGAACGTACCAATTCATTGGCTGACGCAACCACTGAGTCTGCTGGAGTTAGCGCACGAATAAGAACTTGGCTTACTGTAATTGAACCAGCAAGATTTTCATCTGCCAAGGTCTTGGCAATGATGTCTTTCATATCCTGTTCCATTAACGCACGACTGTCGTTCATAGTCAATGCGTCATACTTACGAGCAGCTTTGTAAGCAGCATTTCGTGCGGCATTGAAAATGTAGTTGTACATCAAGTAAGTGTCACCATTGTGCTTAACGTGAAAGCTACGGTTCTTGCTAACATACAATTCGCTAACTTGCGTTGGATTGATGTTATAGATAACAGTAACATCCATGTCTTTCATAGTGCTGTTGTCTTTGGCAAGCGGAGTCATGTCATCAATCTTAACTGATACATCACGAACAGGGAATGTAAGTACATCACCAATTAGTGTTTGATTAAAAGAACCTGGTTGCAACTCGCCTGGTTTTACTTGTTTATCAAAGCCAACTCGTACACCTACTTCGCCGGTTTCAATACGCTGACAACCAACTGTGGTTGCGATAAGACCTGCTACAACTGCCAATTTAAAAATTTGTTTCATATAATTCCTTAGAATAAAATAACGATTGAAGTTAAGAATAGAACAACTAGTAATGCAACAATTATACTATAACCAATGGACTTAGTCAATGCCCATCGATCCTTACCTTTCATATTTCTCCAGGTGGAGATACCCAAATGAATTAATATTGAAAGTACAACAAATATTAACCAAAGTCTAATCATTATAATAGTTCCTAATCTTGAGAGTTACCTGCATAAAATTCTTCTTACTGCTATAATAACAGTATAGTTGTTGATGAATTAAATGTCAAGAGAAAGAAATGGGACACATTACTGTGTCCCGAGTAACCCTCCAAAGTGTGCTTCTGCGAGAGGCAGGGTAGGGTTTTGTTGCTATATTTAGAAAACTCAGGCGTACGGTTAAACCGCAGAGGCCCAAGCCATGTTACTTAACGATAGTAATAACTACACGACGATCAGGTGCTAAACAAGCAATAAGTTGCGGGCTCATAGGGCCAATACATTGTTTTGTTTTGCCACTTGGTTGTGTGGATCCAACTCCAGTTACTGAGTAATCTGCTTTTGCCTTTGCACCTACATATTTTGCAACGGTGTCAGCACGAGCAACACTTAAAGATTGATTGTATCGACTAGATCCAATACGATCAGTGTGTCCTACGATGATTACAACGCCACCGGCTTTGGCTGCAACCACGTCCAGTGCTTTCACACCGTCTGCGGTTAGCGTTGCCGAATCAAACTTAAACAATACATCTGAGTCAAGCGTGATTGATGCTGGCTTAGCTGGGGTAACTGGAACTGCGTCACAACCTTTAACTGCATCAGTAGCTGTGTAATAACCTGTGTGTAAACACAAATCACTACCAGTCTTAACGATGCTGCCGTCGGTTGCTGTTACATAGCCACCAGCAACCGCTGAAGCGGAAGCCAGTGCTAGGATAACGATTGATAAAAACTTGTTCATGTTATCCTTTTACTTCTAGAACTGATGCCGTAAACCAAGTCCATAAACTGTGCTCTTGGCACCGTCTAAGAACGCATAGTTTTGAGCCTGACTAGCATAGGCATACGCATTGGTACGCTTTGACAAGTCATATTGATAACCAACTGAATAAATGCTCAGATTAGCAGCAGCAGCCATTGATGCGACCGGAGTAGCATATTGATAGCTGGCAAATACTTTCTGTGCGCCTGTTACAGGAACAGTAGCACCTACTAGATAGCTGTTAGCACCAAACGAAGGACTATACAACACGGCACCGGCACCACTGTTATAAGTGTTGGCTGTGAATGTTGGGTCTACACTAGCTTGTCCATTGATCCAACCGTTACGTGACTGACTGTACGCAGCAGCAATTTTAGCAACTGAGAAGTCATACGCACCGCCCACAATCCACTGTGATGGATTAGCAGCATTTGAACCAACAATGTTTTCAGGACCATACATAACATCATATGAACCAACAACAGTCACGGGACCAGACGCATACTTAATACCAGCTGTTAATGTACGAGCGTTGTTAGCTGTGGCATAGTTGTATGTGTTAGCAGCAACATATCCACCGTAGTTAGCTGGATCAGCATACAAACTAGCCAAGCCGTTAGCAAACGAATAACCAACACCAGCTGTTAAGCCATTCCATGTTGGTGTCTGATACTTAACCATGTTGTTATAACGGGTAGTATTAGCAGCACCGAATGTGGTACCCATATTAGCCTGACCAAATCCCAAGAGGAATGGATCAATTGCGCCAACATAGTCTGTTGCAAAGTTATATTGCTTACCTACACGAGCGTAACCTAACGAGCTGCTTTCAACACCAACCCATGATTGACGACCAAACAAGGTGCCATTTTGCTGACTAACACCACTACCTAAGTTGAAGCCTGCTTCAAGAGCAAAAGTAGCACGAAGACCTGAACCTAAATCTTCCGAACCTTTGATACCAAAGCGATTGCCTGACTGCACACCAGAGGCCAATCCAACATTACTTGATGAGTAACCGTTGGACAAACTTTGTGAAGAGCCTTGGAGACCGGCATCTAAGATACCGTATAGTGTCACAGACGAGTCTGCGGCGTGAGCTGCGCTAGATCCAAGACCTAGTGCCAGTAAAGCTGCTGCCAGCATTTTTTGAGTAAATTTCATTACTTTTCCTTTTTTAAATTGAACTACATTGAGTAACATATTATATAGCAAGATTATTTAACTAACAAATCTTTTGAATAACCTTGTACTTAACTGCTATAACTACGCATATAATGGTAGTTATAGCGGTACTTAATGTATTGTTTCTATGTCAAATCCATAAAATACAATACATCCACGAAGACGAGCGTCTTCAAGTCCTTGATGAATTGATACATCGCTTAATATTTCAATCATCTCATTTAACTCTGATAAGGTCAAATGTTCTTCACTAACTAGACCTTGTACTACAGCTTCTGCTACCATTCTGCGATCTGCATTCATAATAACTCCTATTGTAAGTACTTCAGTACTACGTATTCAGCTACCAAGTAGTATCCCCATAGTGGGAAGATTACTGCAACTAATGTACTCCAAAAACCTTTAGCTAATACTATTCCAAATAGCCAAGTTATAACCCATCCGGAGTGAATTAAAGTTTTCATATTACTTATTTGTTTCTGTTGAGGTAAAAATTAAGAAATGTAAGCACAGCAAAAATACCTGCTGCGACCCAATGTGCGTTTAGTAATAACATCAGCACAGTGAATGAGATTACTCCCAAGATAAATCCCAATACTATTTTTTCATGACGTTCCAGCCAATCCAAAGTATTATTGTATAAGGTAATTAAAAAATTCATTTGTCAACTCCAAAATGTTTGTTTAATATAAGGTCCAGGTAGACGTTATCGCCATGCCGGTCAATCGACCCCACAACTTCTTCTTCTAAGACAGAAATACATTCCTTAACAGTCAACTCAATCAACTTTTCAGCAAATATATGCACATTGTTTACCAAAATATCCCCTCCAAAATGATACTCAGCACCTGCGGCTAGCACCAATTCTTTAATCTTCTGTTCGTTCATTTTGCTTTCTCTGCAATATTTTTGTAACCTGCCCATGATGGATGAATTCCATCAGGTTGTAATCGTGTAATAGGCAATACTGTATCACCATAACTACTGGCGATTTCTTTCACGATACTTTGAATTTTTTCAATTGATACACCACCTGCAGGATTATTGCCTGCTGGCAATACCCAAAATACATTCTTAGCACCTACACGCTGACGCATTTCAAACAGTTCATCATAGGTCTTTACACCTTTATGGTCGTTTGAACCTAGACTGATAATAACTGTATCAGCATAAAAACTGCCCTTGTACATCTTATTAAACTGCCAGGTATTAATACCACCTTTGCCCTGTAACTGGCAGTGGGGCATAAACATCTTAGTACCAACGGCGATTGAATCGCCTACAATCAAACAATCAAGCATTTTTTGTCCTATTAATTAAATATAGTTCTAGTTCGTATTGGCATTTATATCTCCTTATCACCATGAACCTAAATCCGTGAGATCCACTGTTGCATCAAAGTCTTTGGCATCGTCAAATAATACAAACTTAGCTGTTACACTAGTGCCAATTCCAGATTCATTACTAAAGGAGATGGTGTAATGTTGTACATGTGGAAACTTGCTAGCAATTTCCGATAATTGTAACACTTGTTTACGGGTAAGAACAAATTCTGTCATATCAATTTCCATTATTGAGATTTAGCTAATCGCTGAGCACGAACATTGTCCCAGCTCCAGTTGAAGTTAACATCACGCTGATAAAGATTACTGATCCAACCACCACGCTCGTCAAGATCACCTTCAATGAAATCATACTTAACAGTCCAGCGTGGCTTATCCGTGAAAACGGCATCACAGTCATGCAACACCGGCAACAAGTGCCATTGTGCCACTAGACATTCAATAACATTATTCCAGTAACCCTTTGCCCAGTCAGTTTTAGAATTAGCCAGTGCTTTACGAGCACCATCTAATCGTTGACCTAAAATTTCAATGTTATCACCAAGATAACGATAGCTTTTCATTTTCATTCTTCATCTCCGTAATAGCAATCTTCAGGATGACCCAGATCCGGGCCACGGTAATGTGGATTACGTTCCCAAGTATCATAATCGGAAAGAATCCATTGTTGATCTTCTCGATCTTGACCCACAATCCACGCCCACTCACGAACTGCTTCTTGCATAAAACTCATGCTGCACTCCATTTGTTAATGTACAACTATTATAGTTTATGGTGAATTAATTGTCAAGACCATTTCATTAGGAATGAAAGGTAATCGCGTTCGGAATCGAAATAAAAGATGTACTCGCCCGGGGTATGTTCGCTGCTAACAGCAATTAACTGCCATCGCCACTCGCCCTGGGTCTCCTGTTTGCACCAATCGATTATTCGATCCAGACTCCCCTTGGGTTTGTGAATCGTTTTGACGTACTGGAAGCCTGAGTCAATGATCAAACACAAACCTCACCAAATTTTAATTTAAACAGAATAGCGTCATGTTCTTCGCGGAAGATCCATTCCATGGCAGTAACACCAGCGAATGAATATTTGTCATCTACTACAGTAACATTAGTTATAAAACGATCACCCGGTAAACCGAATAGATCCACCGCACGTGAACACATTTCATTCCAGTGTTGAATGTCTTGATCATCAAGTGCCATGCACACCGTAACTGTGTGTGTAAATGCAGGATCATGCAATGTAGAGCCGCCTAATATACTCGTCTGCATCTACATGATTCAGGGTAAAGAACAGAATATTATCTGTTATACCAAAGCTGTTACAAAAACTCTGGCCATATCGTAATCCACGAAGACCGTCAAAGACCGCATCCTTTTTCCAAATTTCATATTGTTCCTGACTAATATGTTTTGGTCCCATTCTGTTTTCTGAATTGCTTAATTGATTCACGATGTTTGCCCAGGCGCTCATTAATCCCACAGTCCCTGATAGTACTTGCCGAATAAACGGAAGCCATTCTGGATGCGAGTTTCAACTACCCGCATACCTTCATAGTCACACTTGTATGTATGGTTGGGACCATCAGCCATTTGAAAAAGTTTAGCTTCTTTCTCGGGGACAGGATTACCCTCTCGGTCCACGGGAAGCCAAACAGTATCGAAATCACCCGAGCGGAATGCATCTTCCCAGGAATCATCGACCTTACATTCAAAGGCAAAGATCATTTCCCCCATGACCCAGTCCCAGCGTTTGAAGTGATTATCATCGGTATCATACTCATTTTCTTTTGGGCCGGCTTCTGTACTGCGGAGACCGACACCTTCGGGTACATCTTCGTCATCAACGAAAGGTGCGCCATGCTTTGACTCATTCAACTGTTTAAGCATGGGCAGGACGATATGTGACAGGGTATGGTCCATGCTCCAGGTATCCCAGCGATCGATCTTTACCTTGATGGTTTGCTTACGTTTCGATCCGATCCACTGACACGCTTTGGTTAGCCAAGTGTCATGGTCATCTTTGCCACCTAACCATTCACCAAAGTTGTGAACCCACTCAGGATGCCGCATAATGCCATATTCATCCTTTTCTTTCTTAGCCCAGAAACATAACTTCTCGGCTATTTGGTAGGGGCCAAACCAATTTTTGTAGGGTCCAATATAAACTTTCAATTTACCATTCTCCGTTATCGATCCAAATATTAATACGTACAAATAACCAGCTAGCATGCCACGAATGTAACCAGCCATCAGGCCACTCTTGGGTGTTGTCCTTGTATGCTTTTGGTACCCAATGCCAATGGCAAGGATTAAACATTAGTGTAACATTAATTCCTGAATTGCGCAACCACTTAGTTAGTCTTGACATTTTTATGGATGGCCCAACCGAATCATCTCTTCAATCACATGCCGTTCTGCCAGCATTGTATTCAATCGTGCTAGTGCTGCATCATATTCTGTGCGACCTTCTACAATCCAATTAACAATGGCCAATTCCTTGTACAACATACCACAGTAGGCCGTGTGTTTTTTAATTTCTTCGTCTAGTAATACAATTCTATCTTTTAACATTCTTCAACTCCACACATTTTTAAGATTTCCGCTCTACACTCACCGTTGAGAAAGTTATAGGCAATATAATTCATTAGAGTATAACAACCCATGGCTGCTATCTCGTCATGTTCGGGACGATATTCAACTCCAGCCAGTTCAGCGAACTCTGGCCCCCAGTCCGCCTTATACTGCTCAATGTATTTTGATTTCATCGGTAATTCCTATCCAGGGTTACGTTGGTAAGGCCAGCCACAGTTTGGAAATGATCCCATGCTGTTTTGGCCGCAGTATTTCGTTCAAGTTCACTACTGGGTAATACAGCCTCAAGCCAAACCTCATTACGGCGTACCGGATGTGCTCCAAACTTGCGTGGCTGATGTAAACGACCAGAATCATATAACTCAATGGTTACATCTCTAAATCTTTGTTCATCTGTATCTTCATAATTGCCCCATTCTGGATAACTGAAGAAAGCATCATTACTGTATCCACGCCAAATGCCTGTCCACTGTGCATCATCATGTGGATCAAAATTAGTCCGTGCAATAATAATCAACACATCATTGATATCGACCTTGCCTTCAATGATCTCTCTAACACAACGACTATAACTCAAGCCTATTTTCATTTTACCAGCCATCCTTTAAATTTAATTACCAGTCCATCTGAATATTCAGCACGAACTGAACAGGTACCCAACAACAATAGGTATACGGTAAACCACATAATTGTCCTAAACACCATGTTTAACTCCTACGCACAGGTTCAGGGTTAACACCGTGTGTGACTTCACCAAAGAAATCACTTTCACCAGTGTCAGCGGCTATTTTAGCTTGACGAATAATTTCATCAATCTCTTCCTGAGTCTTTGTTTCAAGCGCATCACTGTCAATAGTTACCAACAACTCTGGACTTTCGTAAATTACAATAGCTTGTCCCATGATAACCTTAAATTTTGAATTCAGAAATGTACTGTCTCCAATCTGCCGCAGCGTTCTTATCGCCGGCTTCATGTCTTTTCCTGTACTCTTGTTCAAGAGCATATCTTGCCCGGATTTTGTCTATCCGTTCATTTTCCTCTGCTTCTTTTTCTGGAGTAGTGACCTCGTCATTGGCACTCGCTGCCATAATAATATGGCCATATGTATCATAAAACCAATCAAAATTTGCCAGCTTATATGTCCTTTCTGGAACACGATAATGACCCATTACTAATTTAATCACAGCAATTGGATAGATTTCATCTGATACACTGGGTGGATTCCCACGAATTCCCGCTACAATTTCCGCCACAAGCTCTGGGTTGGTTGATTTCCGAGTTCCTAAGATTTTCCTACAAGCTTCAACCGTTTCAGGAGACACGACTTTTTTCTTGGCGGCTGAGTTATACTTTACCTTTCTAATATAGGGCTTGGTGGATGGTGTACCAAAAGTCTGACGAAGGTGTTCCATCAACACATCCAATCTTTGTGTGGCCTCGTCAGTCACTCTTTTAAAATCTGGATGTTGCGACATTGTAGTGTACCAACAAAATGGATTGTCATCATAACTAATAATTTGATCCCACAGCTCTTGATCTTTAGGATCGCATACACGACACGCATCCACTAGGCGAATGGCTTCTTCATACTTGTTCATTTTTTAATCCGTTTTGTTAAGTTATAACTATTGTAAGCGAAGATGATTTAAATGTCAAATCCAAAGGCTGGATCAAACTCCTGTACTCGTTGTTCATAACCAGCGTACCCACGCGGATTACACAACAAGCGAGTTTCGCCCACTACAAAGTCTTTAAAGTCATGTGTATGCCCGAATACGGCCACCTTGATGTTGGGATTCTCCATAAAGATGTAATCCAGGTCCGATGCAAATGCACCATTCAAATGGTAGTCTTCTCGATATTGTTCCGAGATAGCTGCCATACTGGGTAGCATATGCGTGATCATTACCACCTTTCGGTCCTTATTAGCCTGCGCGGTCTCAATGATGTGATCCCTTGTGGCACGATGCAGCACAGTGGTATGCTCGGGCGTGAGCTTATGATACACATCCTTTGCTCGGTTGTGCATGGTGATATGTTTATAGTCCGACATACCTTCACGGCAACGTAGGGAAGTCATGGGGTCACCTTTATTCATATCTGTCCAGAGTGTCCCACCCACAAACACAACATCATCAATGATGTGTGTTTGGTTTTCCATCACGCGAACATTGTCCGGCATGTATTCTTCAACCAGTTCCTTTGTTCTATCGATCCGCATACCATAACTTTCATGGTTACCCAAGACATACAACACATCACGATACTTGGTAAGGTTCTCAAAAATCCAATCTTGATAATTGGCATGTTTTAAGTTCTTGGCCTCGCATAAATCACCAGCCAAGATCAAGACCTCACCGCCGGGTAGTGTGAAGTCCGTACTGAACTCTAAATGCAAATCCGAAATTACGTTTACTCTCATTTTATTTCCGTTAGGTTATTCTTATATTTTAACTAACCAACAATTGAATGTCAAGAGATATAGATGTAGTCCGCGCATTGCCAATTACACCACCAAATTTCATATTTCAAATAGTTGATTCCAGGTTAGATCATTCTGGTTCATGTTGGTTCCGTTAAAGCTATAGTCATAGGTCAGTGCATCGTGACAGACTATGTTGCGTTCAACAATGTGTCGCAGATCTTCTCTGCCGCATAACAATCGCTTACGGCATAAGTCTACGTTGTCTTGCATTAGATCAACACCGTATGTAGTAGATAACGCTTGTTCAAAGGTACTACCATTTTCCATCTTACGGATTAGGACTTCTCCTAAGAACTGGCCATCTCCGCAACTGGGATCTAGAAAAGTTTTAGTAGGATCCGTAAATTGTTCGATAGGAATCTGCTCCAGCATCTCACGCACCAGTTCAGTGGGAGTGAATACTTCACCTGTGGACTTTACTCTTAACTTATCACGCTCTACTCCGCCCATGTAAGTACGATTTCGGATGTGATCGATTATATTAGATAGATCCTGTAACAAGGTTTACCTCCTCTTCTGTTAAACCAAAGTGATCAAACAATTCTTTGTCTGTCCATGTACATATTTGCTCCAATTGTTACAGCTATTATAGACTATCGTGATTTAATTGTCAACCAATATTTTTGTTTACAATAAACTAATTACCTCACGACTATTCCAACCTGACCATTTGAATAAATTTAGCATATTTTGTATTTCATCTCCATTACATTCTGCTGCAAATTCCTCCGCGGCCCCAATACTCTCAAACTCACACCAGAATGTGGCCTGTGATGCATACGCATTGGTGATCACCTGAAACTTGGGGTAACCACTAAGAGTCACCACCACACGAATCTTATTCAAATTTGAATGAATAGTATCTGTTTTCAATGTTTGTGCATTAGTGTGAATTACCGAATATTCACCGGTGTCGCTGAAAAGATCCTGTCTGCTTGTGTGTAGTTCACCGCGCCACCATGACCGTTTTTGTCTAGATAATAGTTTATCAAGTAACGCCAATGATTGGTCTGTCACCTCGCCCGGAACAAATGGTAGATTTCTGATATCTAGCATACGTTGTCCATCTTCGGTGATCAACAATGTTTCGGTTACTTCTTGTGTTAGGTCAACAATGAAATAACAAAAGGTTGATCCTACCTTAAAATGTCGCTTAACTGCAAGATTTAATACCCTGCATCTTGATTTAATACTATCGAATGCTGCTCCTGGGCTAGTCAGGCTTTGTGGCACCACTAGGGTTACAATCCCTGCATCTAGGGTCAAACATTTCTGCAGGAACTGTTCCCACAGAGTCCAACGTTTGGCGGTACCTCCTGATTTTTGAAAGGGTGGGTTGCCTATGACTACATCGAATTTCATACTATTGTCCAATTCAAAGAACTTGTCGTAGGGCTTACGAATATACTGGCCTACGAGCTTGTACTTATTTACTGCGAAGCGAATATGTAAATCGCTTTCTTCGAAGCCAAAAACTCGACTGCGAATATTAGCATCACTGTGACCGGTATTACGGAGCCGTTGTTCAATGGCACGAACAAACTGACCGCCACCAATTGCAGGATCAAAGAATGTTGAGGTCTTGCTAGACCAAACAGAGTCGGGCAACTGATCAAGTATTTCTACAACCAGTGGTTCAATCTCAAACTTCATTCTGCTTAACATAATCGTTCCAACTGTTTGTGTGTATGTGTTAATTATACTGCCAAAATGGTACCATGTCAACCACTAAGGCTGTTGTATTTTAACTACACTCAAGCAAACTTGAGATCAAGCAGATCACGGTTAATAAAGTTAGTGAGCACTAACTCTTTAACCATGGTATAAGGGACTCCAAACTGTTCCGAGACGTCATCTTGTATAGACTGACCATCAGCATCCATTAGGGCAAAGGCTTCTTCAATAGTGCTACCGCCGTAGAACCTAATGATGTCAATGTTCTGACTAATTGTAACAATCATCTCACGTGCCAACTTCAACTCTTTCTCGCTGGCATCAGTCTTGTTAGCACCAGACTTTTTCTTGGCAACATTTAGGCGTGTCTTGCCACGTGCAGCCGCTTCCTTACGTGCGGCACGAAACACATCAACATTGCCGCCAGCAAGGGCACGAACTTCGTCAGCAGACAGATCATTCACAGGAGCAATCTTACCAATCACTCGATCAATACTCTTGCGTGACAATGCCTGCTCTAGATACTCATCAATCTCAATCTTAACTGCGCCGTCTTGTTGGCACTTAAAGATATCTACTGTGCGTAACACATCACGCAGGGCCTGCTTAAGGTCTTTGATGCCGTGATTCTTTTTGTAGTTTTGAGCTGTTTCGATCATCATGGCATCGAACTTGTCATCACGGTTAGGATCAAAACTCAGGCTAACTACACGGCCTATCTTGCCTGCTTTGTGTGGTGTAAGTGTGCGGCTCATCTTTTGTATAGTAGCACCATTGTCACCCGTGTCGTAGGCAAGGTACAGTTCAGTGATTTCTGGGATACTGAAGCTACGCTGTGCCATACCTGCTGATAGAATCAGAACGTGCTGTCCTGTTTTCTCTGCTTTCTCAATCTCTTCCTTAACAGACTTCTCTGCTGTGGCATTGCTGATATCTTCAGCACCACTAACCAATACAACACGGAAACCACGCAGGGCTTGTTCAGCGATGGGTTTGATCTCTTGTAGGTTAGCATTAGTTGTGCTACCAGGCAGGAACATCATAGCAACCTTCATGCCTTCTTTGGCCTTGCGACCAGTTTGATAGTCTACGTTGAGACTGTCATCGCCGCCTTTGCCTTCAAATAATGCCTGAAGCATATTGGTAAAGAATCCCTTGGCCTTTACAGGATTAGCGGCAAACTTACTCCACGCTGGCAGGAACACTCCATCCTCTACGAATGCATCAGGTTCTGCTGTGCGAGCAATCTCAACCACAGATGCTAAGTTCATTTGATAGAACTCTACATCTACTACAAGTAGGTGCCTACTAACATCTACCTTAAAGTGTTTCAACATAATTGTTCCTATTTGCTTAGTGTATGTGTATATTATAGCACCAAAATCACACTGTGTCAACCAGGCGATCTGCGTGTTTCTCCATAAGCAATTCTGGGTAGGTTACGCTGAGGTAGTGATCTACAGGCCAAATGCTTGCGGCTTTGTCACCGTTTGTACCAGTCATAAGCACCACAATGTCATCGTCACCACGTGCTTCAATCAGTGGTGTGCTCTGTTTAATTTGGTGAACACCAAAGTCAGCTTCGTCAATGATCACTAACTTGTTCACAGGTTGCCCAAATAGAAAATCGATCTTATCTTGTCGGCGGCCACCAGCACACATTGACAAGAACACCACAGCCTGTTTACCTTCGCCAATGGCCTGTTCAATCTTAAGTTCCCATTCGTTTTCACCGGCATCGATTAATTCAAAGTCACGGAACTGTTCAAAGGCGCTCAGGTCTTTCTTAAAAGATGCAAAACTTGTCAGCACATAGGACGCAACAATAGTCAACGGACGATTAGTTTCTTTTGCCAACACACCTGACCAAATAGTCTTACCAAAGCGAGCGCACAATTCAGCAACAATAGTACGTTTGCCGTCTGCAATAGCAGCAAGAACATTCTCTGCGGCACTATACTGATTCTGGCTCAATCCTGCTTCAATCAACGGCTGATTCTGTTTCTTAAGGAACTCGTTGACTTTAAAAGCCATATCTACTGCTGACAGGGTGTGAACTTCGCCTGTTGTACCTTTACGAAACCCTACGTGTTCACGGATATAGTCGTCAACCCGGCCGTGTATCTTGAAACGACCAACCTCTTTTGCTAATTCGGTAACGTCCCAGATAGCTACCAGTTCAATGGTGCCGTCGTTGATCTTGTCCTTGCGAACACCAACAGAGTCTTTAATACGCTTGAGTACTTCTTTCTTAGGATCTTGGCCTTCTTTGACCCAACGTTCACCAAACTTACATTCGTCAATGTCGGTCTTTTCGTGCCACAAATAGCAATACATCTTTTCCGTATTATTTTCGGAGTAATCTGCTGAATCCAGTTGCTCTTGACGAAAGGCCTCTGCTTCGGCTAAGGTATCAAATGCATCTGACTGGTAGGCACATGATCCAAAAGGTCCGTTAAAGTACACATAATGCTTGCCCTCGTCCTCACGTATTTTAAGCTCGTCCACTACATTCTCCATTAATTTATAATACCACTAGTTTACAATTAACTGAATTAATTGTCAACCAAAATCTAAGTTATGATATTATTTCATTTCCCCCAATACGTCTTGCTCACCACGTAGTATCAGTACGCAGTATCTATTGGGATAACGGTCTCTAAATGCCTGTTCGATTTCTTTTACATCTCTACCCTGACAAACAAACTGGTTGGCCTCATCGTAACAATAGATGACATCACCCACACGTTCGACTCTGACAACAACTTCTTCTTGTACAGAATCTTCTGCCGCCATCTCCTGTTGCAGTCTACGTAACAGTCGTGTGCCTAAATAATCCGTTATCAGGTAAGCCAGCACCAGTGCGACCACAAACCCAATTACCAATCCCAACCAAAAATCTGTCATGCTAATTCCTCGTTGTTTAATTATAGTTATTGTATGCTGGGTCTATTTAATTGTCAAGTGTGAATAATTATAGTAAATATTCAAACAGTAGGCGCACCATGAAAAATTCACCAATTAGATATATAAATCTCCCAAAAATTCCAGAAGAACTAATAGCAAATCTCAGTCGAGATTATACTACATATCATGGTGAAGATCTATATCAATGGGATAATTATAAACGTACCAATATTATGGGAAGTCCCATAGCCAAATGGTGTGATGAAAACGTAATACCAGATACAACCTGGGGATTTCAATTTATAGATGGAGACCTAGCTCCACATACAGACCTTACCCTTGTAAAAATATCTTATATTTTTGAAACAGGCGGCGACAATGTTCTTACGGAATTTTACGATGGTAAGACGCATGAAAAAGTTCAATCAATGAATATCGAGCCACATAGATGGCATATACTACAGGTTAGCGAGCCTCACGCAGTACGTGGTATTGAACCTGGGAAGATAAGATTCAGTATCTCCGGTAGAATATTCTATGAGAATGAAAAGTTCTTCCTGTAATTGTCACAAAAAAGCCCCAATTGCTGGGGCTTTTACTTATAACACACCGAACGGAGTATTACAGACCTAATGCGAGCGCACGATAGCCAGCAGCTACGATCTCTTGACTTGGGGTTCCCATAACGTAGTATGTAACTTTAACATGGTTACCAGCAGTATATGACTTACTGTATACTGCGAAACCTGCGTGACGTACACGTGAAACCTCAGCACGAATATTCTTGATACCGAACATACGAGCTGCTTCTGCGGCAGTAATCTGAGCGCCGGTCTGTAGGTGCTTGAACAACTGGTGCGACTTGGTACCTTTGTTTAATTTCTTAATCATAACGATTTCCTTTTAAGTAGTTAGGTTTTTAAGCCTATGCGTTATTATAGCGCAAACGACAACAGAAACAAATATTTTGGCTAGATTCGCCCAAAAACTATGATATCCTATTTTAACTAAATACTTGAAACAATCAAGGATTGGCCAATGGGACAAATAATTATCAATACCGGCAATATCGCTAACGATGGCACAGGTGCGCCACTTCGTACAGCTTTTACCGACACCAATTACAATTTTACACAGCTTTTTGCAGCGGGCCCGGTGGGCAGCAATATCACAATTGCCAACAATACCATACAGGTTACCAATAACAATGGCAATTTACAATTAGCCACAAATGGCATTGGTGTTGTTGTGCCAGCAGCCAACTTTGTACCAGATGTGCCCAATGTCCGGTCAATTGGGTTGGGTACCAATCGTTTCAGTACAGTTTACGCTCAATATATAAACGCTGCCACCGGTACGTTCTCCGGTAATGTCTATGTAGCTGGTAACCTGCAGGTAACAGGCAATGTTATTACTGTTAACTATTCTAATTTATCTGTTGCTAATTCAAATGTTACACTAGCAACCGGTGCTGCCAATGCAGCACAGGCTAATGGCGGCGGACTGTTAATTCCTATAGCAGGAGCTAACTTTACATATAATTACTCAGCTAACAGCTGGAATAGCACAATTGCTATTACAGCACCTACTTTCATCGGTGATGGTGCCAATTTAACCAATGTTATTGCCAATGTACAGGCCAATGCTTTACTTGGAAATACATTCAGCAATAGCATAAATTATTCAAACTTAACTAGTTTTGGACAAATATCTGCCTTATCTATCACTGGTAATGTATCAACAACCGGGAATGTATATGCCAATGCTATTGTTGGTAATAGAGTTACTGCTAATTATCTGTATGGCAATGGCAGCAATATCACTAACATTACAGCCAATGCTATTGTAGGTAATGTGCCGTTTGCTCTTGTTGCTAACACAGCATATGTAGCTAATCTAGCAGCATTGGCTACTCAGGCGATCAATGCTGATACTGCTTTATTCGCAATCAATGCCAACTTAGCATCATTTGCTAACACAGCCACTATAGCACAAACAGCTAACGCAGCAACTTATGCTGTTCAAGCGGACAATGCCAACTCAGCTGTTGTAGCCGGAATGGCATATCAATTAGCATCAACCGCCAATTTATCTATTGTAGGTAATATTACAACAAGTGGCTATTTTATTGGTGATGGCGGTCTGATATCAAATATTGTAGTTACTACTAGTTATGGTAACAGTAATGTAGCCGTATACTTGCCAACTGACAATACTATAATTAGTATTCAATCTAATGTTTCAAACAATTCAAGTAATATAACTACATTACAAGGCCAAGTATATGCTAATGGCAATGTTTCATCTTACTTACAAGCATTAACATCAAATATATCAACTACTGGCAATATCACCGCTAGTTATTTCTTTGGCAATGGCAGTCAGCTAACTGGTATTGCTTCTAATTATGGAAATGCAAATACTGCTGGTTTCTTAGCAAACTTTGGTTCCAACACAATTAGTACGACAGGATCAATCAACGCCGGCGATGTTACTTTAAATAATCTGTACTCTCCTAATTATTATGCTAATGCTGTAGCGTTTGCTAATTCTACCGGTTATATTACTACTTCTAATTTATTCAAGTATAATTCCGGAACAGAAGTTCTTACAGTAGGTACGGTATCTGCTACCGGCAATATTACTGCTAATTATTTCGTTGGTAATGGAAGTCAATTAACTAATCTTCCAGCCAGTTACTCAAATGCTGATGTTTCTACATATTTGGCAAACAGTAACGTAGTAATTTCAACAACTGGTAATATTACCGGAAGTTACATCCTAGGCAATGGAAGTCAATTAACTGGTCTGCCATCTGGTAGCGGTAATACGGGTAATGTTACATTTGATAATAACATTGTAGTAGGCACAGGCGATGAAATCGGCGGCAGTGGCTTGTATTTGGCTCCTGGCGCTAACAGCTCGGGCAATTTACAATACTTGAGAGTGCGTGGTGGTGATGTTGCCACACACATACATCTTGACACTGGCGATAATGGTTATTTTGATCAATACTTTGGTGATGATAGCAAATATGTCAAGTTAGAATCCGGTGGTAACATATCAATTGGAACAAACACCTATAACTGGGCTTTTGACACTGATGGTAACTTAACACTGCCAGGTAACAGCGAAATATCAATCAACTATGCCAATGGCGATCCTTACGGTGGTTATCCTAGCGGCAACTCTGGAGCGGTGCAGATAAATTGGTTGGGAGATTTTTCCAATCAAGGCGGTACGCCTGGTGATACCTACACCACCATGCAGTTCGATGGCGATGGTCTATTGGATATTAACGGTAACACGGCTTACCAGCCCCGAGTTGATTATACTCCATACATAACGGTCAATACTCCAAGAGTAGAAAGCACAGACTTTGGCATTGTGGCTGGCCCTGGCATTACTGTGGTTGGCTACGATGACAACTACAATACTCCGCGTAGTGCTTATATGTCAGTGCAGGATCAGGCCACCGCAACTCAGCAATGGGACTTTGGTATTCTTGGCAATGGTAGCAACAATTATAGTATCACGGATAGAACTGCCGGTAATGCATGGACCTTTGGCACAGATGGTAACTTGACTGTGCCTGGCAACATCAGTGCTGTTGGCAACATCACTGGTAGTTATATTCTGGGCAACGGTAGTCAACTGACTGGTATTTCCGCAAGTTATGGCAACGCCAATGTTGTTGCTAACTTGGCTGCATTAGGATCAAACCCAATCAGCACCACGGGCAATATCACAGCAGGCAATATCAGCACAGGCGTGATCACACTCACAAACGGTGCAACAATTCAAGACACTGTGGGTGACGCAGTGGCATTTGGTTCGGGTGCTGGACTAACCAATCAAGGCCTGGTTGCAGTAGCCATTGGCAACTCGGCTGGTAATGTCAATCAAGGTAATATATCAGTGGCCATTGGTTATCAAGCTGGTAATACCAGTCAAGGTGACCAATCAGTAGCAATCGGTGATAGTGCTGGTAAAACCACACAAGGTGAATCGTCGGTGGCTGTGGGCCAAGGAGCTGGACAAACCACACAAGGTGGCTCGGCAATAGCAATTGGTTTTGGGGCTGGCGCAACCACACAAGGAACCTCGGCAATAGCATTTGGAAGACTTGCTGGTCAAACCACACAAGGCATCTATGGCGTGGCTATTGGTTTTGAAGCTGGTCAAACCACACAAGGCAACTCAGCAGTGGCCATTGGCGAAAATGCTGGTTACAACACACAAGGCATCTCGGCCGTGGCCGTTGGTGATGGAGCCGGGCGAGACACACAGGGCCAATACGCAGTGGCCATTGGCTACGGAGCCGGCAACTCCAATCAAGCCAACAACTCAATCATATTGAACGCCACAGGATCAGTCCTGGAGCAAACCACTGTCAACACATTCACAGTGAAACCAGTGCGACAAGCCAACACAGCAAATGCCATGTATTATGATGCATCTACTGGTGAGATCACATATGACACGGCTGGTGGCGGCGGCAACACAGGCAACGTTACATTCGACGATCAAGCTGTTGTGGGCACTGGAGATCAAGTTGGCAGCAGTGGCCTGTACCTGGCTCCAGGCACCGAAAGCGTGGGCAATTTACAATATATTCGAGTGCGTGGTGGCGATGTTGCCACACACATACACCTTGACACAGGCAACAATGCTTATTTTGATCAATACTTTGGCTCCGATATCAAGTATGTAAAATTAGAAGCCGCCGGCAATGTTGTGATCGGCAGTGATGATGCCACCGGAAACTCAGCACAGTGGAACTTTGACACTACTGGTAACTTAACATTCCCAACAGGTAATTTAGTTATCACACCTGATGACCCTGCTGGTAATATTGCTTCTATTGCATCTACGGATCATCCACTGTCCATATTGTCAACTGGAGCCAATGGTGCGGCAGTATCCATATGGATAGAAGATTATGCGAACGTTGGCATCAGCAACATAGCGGCAGTATATGCTAACCCTACTCCAGGATCAGGTATTGTTAGAATAGCAGTAGGACAAAATGGTAGCCCTGGTCCTAATCTATGGGATTTTAATGCTAGTGGTGCATTGACATTGCCTCAAGGTAGCCAAATAAGTGAAACTAGTAATACTAGCGTTAATATCACAGCCAATGCCAATACATGGGCCTTTGGTGTAAATGGTAACTTAACACTACCCAACAGTGCTACTATCATTGCACCGAATGTAAACGACTTGACACTACGAGTAACAGGTCAATATAATATCTGTACATTACTAACTGGTGGCAGTGGTTACGGTGGTGGCGGAAGTTCTTCTGCTATTTCCGGAGGCACAGGTACAGGTATGATAGTAGGTTACGGTTATGGTTTAAGTGGTCAGGTTGTTAACGTTGGTGTAACTGATCCGGGCACAGGTTATTCCGAAGGTGATGTATTGACTATGACTGCTGGTAATGGTGGGGCAACATTTGTAATAACCAAATATAATACTGCTGCCAATGCCGGTAATAATAATACTGCTCCGACTGATTGGACATTCGGCGTTGACGGTAACATAACATTACCAAATAATTACTCAAGTATTAACTATGCTAACGGTAGTCCATACGGCGGTGGCGGTGGTAACACAGGCAATGTAACATTCAATGATATTAATGTCATTGGTACAGGTAACTTACACTTACAACCAGATCCTACCAATGCTGCTTCATATTTGGACATCTTCCTAACCTCTGGACCAGACCTTCATGTTACCAACAATGATGGAAGTCTTATATTAGGTGAAGATGCTGGTGCCAATGTGATGGTTGGAGTTTCTCCAATCGGCAATGTTTCCATACAGTCTTGGAACGGGTACACTTCAACTGGTAATACTTGGATATTTGATAGCCTTGGTAACTTAACATTACCAGCCAATACATTCGCTGTAAACTATGCCAATGGTGATCCTGTTACATTCAGTGGCGGAGGTGGTAATACAGGTAATGTTACATTTGATGATGTCAACATCATTGGCACAGGAAACTTAAACCTACAACCAAACGGTGCCAGCAATGAGTATTTAAATATTTACTTGACTGGGAACGCGGATATACATGTAGCAGCTGGTGGTGGCGTTGGTAATGTGATTTTGGGCACAGATGAACAAGCCAATGTTGCTGTTTTACAGGATGGCAATGTGGCCATACAGGCTGGTAATGTCAGTGGCACAAAGACTTGGAACTTTGACACTACTGGTAACTTGACCTTGCCATTGAATAGTGTTGTCTATGAAACCAACATTCCGGACGGCGGACTTAGCGGCAGTGCCATTGCTTTAAAGCCAACAGGTGGAACAAATGCTGATCAACAGTTATTAATTTATCCAACCACTAATGATGCCAATCATCTGCACTTGACTTCGGGTAATCTTTACTCTACAGAATTGTTCTTCGGCAGTGATGACTTGTACGTCAAGCTAGCCAACACAGGTAACGTTGTTATTAATACTAATGACAATGTAGGTAACTCAGCACAATGGACATTTGGTGTAAATGGTGGTTTAAGGTTTCCTGACAACTCTTCAATAAGCGGAGGCGAAGGCGTCTTTGGTATTACTAGCGACTTCTCTGTTGGTATTTTTACTAACGCTGGCCCAAACATTAACCAATGGTTATTTGGTAACACAGGCAACTTGACTCTACCAGCTAATACTTTTGCAGTTAACTACGCTAATGGTACCCCGGTATCAATTGGTGGTAGCGATTATGGCAACGCTAACGTGGCTAACTTCTTAGGCGACTTTGGTAGTAACGTAATATCAACTTCAGGTAACATTACAGCCTCTGGATTATTAATTGACACAGTAACAGGCATTACTTCCAATGCTGGTAATATTAATATTAATCAAATTACTGGCCTCGGCGGATATCTTAATGCTTTTGGTGCTAACTTCTCAGGCGATATTAATGCCGCTAACCTAAGTTTATCAGGTAATATTATTAGTAATGCCAACATAAGCGGCAATGTAAATGCTGCTAATATATCCGCAGGCAATATTAGTTTGAGTGGCAACATCTTTGCATATGGCGCTAACATTTATAGTGTTAATGGCCTTACAATGGAAGGTGGAAATCTTACAATGTCTTCCAATACCGGCATGGGTGGTAGCATTAGCGCGGAAGGCAATATAATAGGTGCCAATGTAAATGGACAAAATATCAATGGTGGTAATTTAAGTTTAAGTGGCAATGTACTAAGTAATCTTAATATACAACAAGGCAATATTAGCGTTTCGGGCAACATAACATCTGGGTCAGAACTAACAGTTGTCAGTGCCAACATTACCGGAGTACAAGGATTAACAGTAAGTGGTGGCGATATTACGATACCATCAAGTATGTCAGGCGGATCACTAAGTGCCTACGGTAATATTACTGGCAATTATATTTTAGGTAATGGTAGTCAATTAACTAGTTTACCAGCTCCAGCAGTCACACAAGATATTACCTCCAATGGTTATATGAGTATAATGCTCTATGATGGTAATATAAAGTATAATAACTATGCTACCGTTGAACCCTCTTCTGGCAACATCTCTGGTGCAAATATCAGTGCTGCCGGCAATGTTACTGCTAATACCTTTGTTGGTAATGGATCAGGCTTGACCAATGTGGCCCAACAAACAACCGGCTCTTGGTCAGTAACCGCTGGCACCAACACTTACAGCTTTACTGTAAGTAGCGGCACATATAATATGTGGGTCACTGGCAATATACCCAACGGCATCATTGCGTGGAATGCCCTAGCTACCATTACTAATACCAATGTTCCAGTGGTGGGTACACAATATGCTTGGGTTTACAACGGTGGCGGTACACCGTTGGATTTTGTCAGCATACCCAATCAATTTATAGGCACAGCCAACGCCATAGTTAGAAGCAATGTTGCTCCAAGTAGTACTACTAATAGATTTGACTTTAGCATTAACAACACCAGCGGCAACTCTGTGGTAGTTAATTATGGTTATACAAAACTTTATTAATTAAACTAAATATTAAAAAGGAATTATTATGGTAGCTCCAGGAATTAAAATAGGCAACGGTATTGAAATAGGCGGTGGTATTAAACTTGGCAATCACGAAATTTACCAAGGAATGACTACAACGCCCAGCGTACAAAATGTAGCCGGCAGCAATGATGCCGTTGGATTCTTTTTTGTTGGCAATTGGAACTCTTTAACTGGTGTACCAAATTTAAACAATGTTGGGCCAGGTTGGTTAGTGGATCAAATTCCAGGAGCAACTGTGGTCAGTACCGATCCAGGAGCACAAACAATTACTATCACTGGGGGAATCTTTACCAGTGGGTTATTTTATACATTTACTGGAAATTAAATTATGGTAGCACCATTACAAATTGGCGGTGGCATTACATTTGGTGGCGGCATTAATGCTGGTCCAGATGTTCGAATACCTATACCACCTGTTTTAGTTCTTGATCTTGACGCGGCCAATTATAGTACCATGCCTGCGGATGGAACAACTATAGCGGGATCAGGCGCTTACACTATAACAACACTTAATCCTAGTGGCAGTATGTCTTGGGATCCTGCTGATGGCGGAATATTCCGCAAAACTACAGCCGCCGACACAGACTTTTTGGTATTTGGACCAGATTACTCCGTAACATCACAACCTTACACAGTGATGATGGTGTACAGATCGCAACCAATTGCGGCAGGTAGATTGTTAAACGCCAACAGCGCCAGTCCAGACTGGCTAGCGGGCTTATGGTTTAACGGTAGTAGTTACGTACAAAATGTTTTTTATAACAATGCCTTTGTAGGTAATTCTATTCCTGCAGACAGCAATTGGCAATTTATATGGGCAACATATAACGGTGACGCCGGATCTCCATTTTCACAAAGCTATGTTGCTAACTCAACTGTGCCAACAACAACTTATGATACCAACACATCCAACGGTGGATTCAACGGCCTAAGATTGTTTGGTAGATATGTTAATTCCACCACCAGTTCAGAGGTTCCCACTGCTGATGTGGGCTTGGTAAAGGTATGGGACGGTGTGTTAAGTTTGAGCGCAATACAGGCACAATACAACACTTACAAAACAAGATTTGGATATTAAGGAATTATTATGGCACCCCCATTAGGAATTAAAGTAGGCAACGGTATTGAAATAGGTGGTGGCATTAATATAGGCGAACTACCAGGGACTATTGGACCCGGGACACCGTTTTTTGTTGCCGGTAGTCAAGCCGAATGGCATGCTAACCCAGGAATTGGCGACAGTTATGGGGAGTGGCGCAACACTGGCACCGCCGCAGATAATGTTCGTTTATACACTCATCAGTATACAGCAATTGATGTAGAGTTTTTTACTGACGCCGGTAGAACCGTTCCTTATGGCTTACCTGGAGACCTGGCCAATGCACCCGGAAACTGGTATTTTCTATAATAGAATATAAACTATAAAAGCTATAGGTAAAAACTCGCACACTGACATAATTGCCAGTGTTGCGTAATCATTTAACTTAGTAGCAGGGTGTTGCCGCATCACGATAATCCAAAAAAAAGCAGGTGTCTTTTTAGGGACACCTGATAAAATGTATCGCTGTTAAAACGATACAGGAGCTACCTTTTACTTATACGCTAATTAGCGTACAGTTAAATTTTCATAACGTCCATCAATACTATAATAAACGCTAACCAAACTGCTGCGTGTGGATAGCTCATCAACACCAGCAGCATTACCACAAACCAGGGCACGTTAGGCACCCTTCATACAAGTCGATACTGCTAACGCCTTCCAATTAGTCTCACTTACCTTGGTAAGATCAGCTAACTTCAACGCCATACGCAGGCTCATTTCCCGCAGGCGATTCTTGTTAGCATCCATAAATGCTAAAATCTCTTCCCCAACTTCGGGGCTAAGATCATAGTCATTAAACAGCTGACCCTGACGGAAAATCTGTTTGATACGCAAAAACTTATCACGCATTGTATCCAGAGTTAAGTCCAGGAAGTGACAGCGTGATTGCAATGCTTCCAGGTGATCCTGCATACGCTTGGACTTTAAGTTGTCAAACTTAAGGTTAGTGATAAAAATAGCACCACCCTTAAAATCAAAACAGTCTGGCACACCTTCACGACGTAACATACTTGAGTCCGAGTTCCAGTGGATCCTGCGCTTCTTGCCTGAATCCAGGGCCGCCTTAAGAATGTTTAGCGCCAGCTCATCTTGGAATACAGAGTCACAGTCATCAAACACCAGAACGTTGTTAGCATCTGAGTGTTTGTATAATGTGCAGTACAGACCAATAGGGCTGATAGCACCCTTGATAATTTCATACTTGATCTTGCGGCTGCTGATCTTGTCAAACAAACCAGATTTCTCCAGCTCATACTCAACACCATAGCTCTTACCCACACCAGGAGGGCCAACAACAATCATGGCACGTACATCACCAGCAATGGTAGCACGAGTCATTTGATGTAGGATTTCGAAACGTTCAGCAATACGCTCCATGACTTCTTCGTCCGTTTCGGCAACAGCTGGTACAACAGGATCTGGGTTACCTTCAAACTCAATATCCTCCATGCCGTTTACTCGAATACGAACTGTGTCGTGGTCGGGGCCAAAGTAACCATTGGACTTTACAGTCACATAATTGCCGTTGGCACCTGTTTGCAAATCTTTTACAAGCGTGAAAGAAACGTTAACTACCGGGGTATTGCGATAAACACCGTTCTTAATCAGCACATTTGACATGCTTCGCTCCTATTTAATTGTAAAATACTATTATAAGGTCCAGCTAATTAATTGTCAACACCTGCATACAACGCAGGACAAAAAGGTTTCCAATCGTATACTGCACCGTCACCCCTGCACAGCACACCTTTTGTTGTAGTATCCCAGGCTGCTTTTGCATCCTGGTATTGATTAAATCGTGTGCGGACATCATTTACTTGGATAAACCAAAAATGATACTTCTTTGCAAGGGTTCGGCTTTTCATTATTACGCCTCGTTGGTGTAACGAATAATAACTTCGCAACCGCGGAACATAGCTTGTACTGCTGCTTCAGCTTGGTAGCTGGAGTCAGTGCTGACGGGCATAACACCTTCACTGATAATGCTTGAACTGCCTTCCTCGTACGCTGTGTAAAATACGTTAAATGTTTTCATGTTGTAAACTCCGTGTTGTTAATGTATAACTATTATAGCCGATACCCATATAACTGTCAACCAGTGTGTTGCGTATTTACAACATACCCCACTGCTTGAGCGTACTCAATGATGCAGTCACGCTGTTGGCCCAGGAGAATTTAGTGCGGATAACATCACTGTTCTTGACTGCTTGTGACTTTAATGCTGCATAGTTATTATACGCTTGTTCAATAGCTTTAGCAATAGCCGGCACAGTAGAAACTGCCCACTTGCCGTAGTCACCGTCAGCAGCAGGGTAAAATCCCTGGTACTCGGGACAGGCTATGGGTGTCAGTTGATAGTCAACAAACACACAACTGGATCTTATATGCTGTAGGAACTCTGTCTGCCCCGCATGGAACGTTGTCACTATGGGTAAGCCAATGGCAGCAGCTTCAATTAAAGGCAAGCCCCAACCCTCGGCCTTGGTGGGCATTAGGAATACATCAGCAGATCTATATAGGTTGGCCAATTGGTCGTGTGTCTGATAACCCCAGACCAAGTGTATGTTGTCGACCCCGGTACTGGCAATCTTATCCAGCAACTGGTAATATTTAACTTCGGGCTCACGAAAAAAGTCTGACTTAATCACCAGTTCCACCTCAGGGTTGTCGCCATATACCTGGGCAAAGGCATCAATCGTTTCATCAATTGATTTACGCTGTTCGTATTTGCCTATGGTTAGGAACCTAAAGACTTCGTGTTGCGGTATGCCGTAAGGATGGAACAGGTCAGTGTCCACACCCTCGGGTACCACAGCTATCTGTTCCGGTTTAATTCCCTGGGCTATGGCTATCTTGCGTGCCCATTCTGTCGGTAACCAAAGCATATGCTGATTCATTACCTGATATAAAGTATCGGGTATGCGGGTGGATTCAAATACTGCCCAGTTAATATTGTGTCCACGAAAATATCCGTTGAGATTGGCACAGACAAATGATATATTAATATCACCTGCGGTGCTTAATTTTGCGGATTGCGTTACAGCATCGGCGTCGGTAAAATCCAACAACTCCAGTATGGAGTTCAATCCATTGACCGATTGTAAAGCTCGGGTGTATCTATCGTAATGTGTACCGATCCCGCTGTCGTTCGCCTGCCCCAGTAATCTAATCTTCATGAGTTCTGTAACAACCAAAATGTTCGTTCTTCTTCGCTATTAAATGATAATTGCAGTGGTATATAATATGACCCGTCATCTGACATTACCTTTATTTTAGTAACCCCAATAACGTAACACATGGTAGGGGAATTAATTCTGCGATTCCAATAGTCTTCGAATGGGCTGGCACAATCTTCGCTATTAATATCGGTACAATAAATGTCAAACATTTCACGTATCGCACGATACTGATTTAAATCACCAATCCACATTGTTGTCATGTTATAGATTCCCGCGCATTTTCCAAGTATACTCTTCACCGTTTGGTAGTTTACCATCTTCCACACTATCACATCCCATCTTGCCCACTTGGTTAGGGTTCTCACCTACCATGGCAACATATGACATACCAATGGTACGCATACGGTTAGCCTCGGTTAGGGCATCAGTCATTTCTAAATAATCTTTACTACGGGCGGCTCCATCTTCTGAAGACCAATATACTTTATACATTTCTTCTCTCTTATTTTGGTTTAATTCTAAGACGCCATGTAATCACTTGACCATCCATGGTTGTACAGTTATCTATATTCCAGTCTGGAAATTCTACATCCATCCACTCAAACTGTGTTTTGCCACTTCCAGTCCAATACACTTGTATGGTCGCACCGTCTGCCCATGCGTGTATTAGTTCAGAATATTTGTGTTTAATCATGCCCATTTCAACATAAAAAATATATAATCCTTCTCGTCCCTAAATCGTATGATACTGTAGGATACACTCCATCGTGTCCATGCATCAGTAATGGGGGGTGCAGGTCCAAATTGTTCCTTACACCATTCAAGCATTGCCTTTACTCTATCTTGATTGACGGGCCTTCCTGCAGGAAACGGCTCCCACATTTCGTACTCGAACCATTTAGCACGATGAAACTGATACTTAGGTTTAGTGTTATTATACATTATATCCACTTTAATGTAAACATTATGGCATCCTGTTCGTGCATAAACCAAAATCCGTCATACGTATGATCCCAGGTTCGTAAGTCTAGCTGTTCGCGTAACCATATCCAGGCCGGCTCATCAATGTTAGATACAGACACAAAAGTCCATGGTTCTTGGCTCATTCCCCTTTCAGTCATTCCCATTTCAGTGTAAACATAATATAATCCTGCTCCGTTAAAAATACAGAATACGCTAATCCATCAATAGCTGAATCTATCAATTTATAATCATTACAGCATGTCTTAATCCAATTGACCATTTGTTTTCTTTTTAAATTATACCCGGGTGCATCATTAACCAAATAAACTTTTATGTAATGTTTTTCTGTATTGTCCATTATGCCCACCTTAACGCAAAAAATGTCGCATCTTTTTCTTTTCCAAAAAAATAATCAATCTTAGTATTATCATAAGTGTTGTATCCGTCACAATGCACATCATTGGTAATATAGCTTGGGCAATATTTCATGGCCCATTCCAAAGGTTTCCATAACGGATCATAGGGTAAAGTAACTTTCATGAGCTCCACCTTAACGCAAAAAATATTGCATCTTGTTCATGCTGGAATTGAAAATATCCACCGCTATACCGATAAGTTTCCTTGGTAAAATTCTCACCGCACCAGTGCCATCGTACAAACCATTCTTTATTTCCAGTATCAATTACAACACTCTGCACCTTAATTTGATGAGGGTATTTTTCCATCTGTGCTTTTTCCGCTTGCATTTCTTTCATAACCGCATCATGGTCTTTCTGCCAGTAAGCATGTTGTGATTCGTATTCCGTCATTATAGCCACCTTAACATAAAAAGTGTAGCATCTTCCTCATGTCGAAAATATACATCACCCCATCCAATAAATGCATAGTAAGATCCCAGCCATTTTCCACCCAGCACCCCTCGTGGAGAAAATTCAGCAACTTCATTTATGTGTAGTGCTCGCAGCCCGAATTGTTCTGTACACCATGCCATAATCTCAGACCATTCGTCTGGACTCTTATTTCTTATTTCTACTACTCGCCCCATCATTATCATGCCCACCTCAATCTAAATAATGTAGCATCTTGTTCGTTTGCAAATTGCACTATCCAACGCCCGTAGTGTCTGGGTACTCGCTGATAACCGTCAACTGGTCGCCAGACTCGATGTAAAAACCAGCTACCGCCAGTCCATCTTCCAATATCGTCTATTCGGCTTTCTCCAAAGTGTTCAATTAACCAATCCTGCATTTCAACCAATTGTGTAAAATTAAAATCCAGCAAATCTTCCAGCACAATTTCAGTCATGACCACCTCAACTTAAACATTGTTGCGGCTGCGTCATCATCGAATTCAATATGGAAACTAAGAACATCGTTCCTGACCACACGGCAATTAAAATATTGTGCAAACTCATCATCCAATCGCTCGCCAGGCGGTGTCGACGCCCGTTTTCTTAACCATCCTGCCGCTTTATAAATACACGGAGAGATTCCATTGATAATTATCATGACCACCTCAGGGCAAAAAGTATAGCATCTTGTTCATGATCAAATGAGAATTTATACGCAGGAACTCTATCCCTTTGAAATCCATCGTATATACATTGCCATACTCCATCGCGGCCAAACGTTGGTTGCTTATCAGGACGATCAACAATACTGAATCTTATTCCAAATTGTTCGTGGCACCATGTACATAACCGTTCAACCTCAAGGTTAGATCTGTCACCTATCCTAACTTCATGTGTTAATCTGGGTTGTTTATCAACGGTAATCATTATGTTTTTAAGATATCAAATAATTCACCATACTGCGTCTCTGGCTCGATATGAAAACCTGTGCAGATCCATACTTTGCGTACATATATGCGTTTTAACCATACCCAGCGATGCCCAATAGTACGATGTGGCAATAGAATAAATGTCTTAATCCAGTCATGTTCCATTGCCACTATCTCACCTTGTGCAATCATCTTGGGTATTCTTGCTGGAAAAATCATGTCCACCTCAGACAGTATAACACATAATCAGCTTCTTCTCTAAAAAAAATTTCATATCCTTCGCCAAACTCGGCACTATCCGCCCAACACCAACGATCTATCCCCTCACCTGGAAGTAACTTCTCCATCCATTTAAGTCTTTCAGCAGCTTCACGATATCTTATTACCAGGGAATAGGGGTATTTTTTCATGACCACCTCATGGCAAACCACATGAGTTTCGCTTCATCAAGAATATAAAATCCTTCCATGGATTTGTAATCGTCTGACAGTCTTACTTCTATTCCCGCCTCTGTCGCCAAATAATGTAGGTGCGCATCTTTCATCGGTATTCCAGTAATAAACTTTGCCTCGCCCGGCAGCACAACAGGTTTACCACGGAATTCAGCCATCCATTGCTTACGAATCATCGCCTTTAGTTGGTTTACCCCAATCATGACCACCTCAATACGAATAACACCGCATCTTCTTCTCGTTTAAACAGAAATTCTCTACCCGAATAATCCCACATACCTTCTGGTACTGAACGTATACCAAATTGTTTACGACACCAATCGCAGGCTTTATCAGCGTCTCTAAATCCATTCATTTTAATTATGATAACATCTTTTGGCATATCTCTCAAAATACTCATGACCACCTCAATACAAATAATGTTTCTTGTTCAGGAATACGGAATGAAATATTTCCATTTTCAACAGTTCCGCCATACGAGCGAATGCAAGCATCAACTCCTTGTATGTTACATGTACCTTTTTGGGTAAACACATGCCACATTATCTTATATTGATAATCATTGAATTTTAGCATTATGCCCACCTCAATAAAAATACAGTACCCATAGCAGGATTCATAAAGGTAATATGCTGTGAATGATACGTAGCCCCATATTCCGCTAACTTAGCTGCGCGAGCTTTTGCATAAAGATCCATATATTCGTGATAGCCTAGGCCGTTAGGAGATCCTGGTAGTACCACTTTACGGAAGTTTCTCCACCATACTTGACATTCATTACGTTCATTATAAATTGACATTCTCATAAAAATTTTAACCTAAACATAGTAGCTACTCTTTCATCTGCGATATCAACAAAGTATGACGTATAAGTTACTTGTTGTCCCTGTGATCCTGTATCATATATCACATGCTTAAACCATTTCCACTCATCTCCGGTGTATATGCTGTTATCTAGATCACAGTTGACTACAGGGCCCACATTTTGTTCAAACCAAGATATCATTTGGCTTTTAATACTTTGTTTGTCTTTATGACGTAATGGGAGCCACAATCGTTTCGTTATGTCAATTATCATAACCATTTCAATCTAAACATTGTGGCATATTCTTCTCGTGCGAAATGCCATGTACTCCAGCTATTACCGTTACTACGACTGTAAGTCCAGGGATATTCTTCTGACACTTGATCACGGAACTCAGCTTTGGGTCCAATCATTTGTCGGCACCAATCCATCATTTGTTCATAATCCGGTTCTGGCCATTTGCCATTGGGTAATTTAAAAAACTGTGAGGTCTTAACTTCTGCTGCTATCATGACCATTTTAACATAAAAAGTAATTTTGTGTCTACATCAACATGCTCGTTCAATTCGATAGAAAAAGTTATTGATTTTTCAGAAATATCATGCGGAATATTAGTCCAAAAATGCCAGCCTTCTCCGCGAATACTAGATCCAGGAACACTTATCTTTGGTCCTATATTAGCTATTGTCCATAATATGCAATCTGTAGCACGATTTGCATCGGTAAATGTTATCTTACTCATTGCGTAATCTCCAGATGATTTCTTCCTCGGGATCATCAAATGTCAAATGGAAATAATCTCTTTGCACGTCTGTGAGATATACTGATTCAGCATTCTTGTCCCAACATAGACGGTAATTACCCGGAACATGCTCTCGAAATTTCTCTTCAATATCATTTCGTGTCGTTTCGTCCCAGGGTTCAAATAGATGCTGGGTCATTAAATAATGCATTTTTTCTCGATAATTCATATCAGCTAAACCTCAATAAAAACATTATAGCATCAGCCTCAGATACAAACTCAGTCATACCTCCCGGTTCCCTCCACGCATATTGGTTACTAATTACATTGTATGAGGATTTGAATCTGTTAAAATCTATGGGTAATTCTTCACCAGGCTCTAATAATGCCGTAGCGGCCCTGATATATGCTTTATCAGTTACTTTAACTTTCATATTACGAAAACTTTAGGGCAAACATACTGGCCACCTGGTGACGCTTAAACTTAAATTTAGCGGCCAAGCAAGTATAGTCAAGAGAATGAGAAGGAGACCAATCCCATTGCCAGTCGGTGTACTGAATCCCAGCATTATCTTCGCACCATTCCGTCATAGCCGTTAGTTTAGGTACATAATTACCCGTGTCGGTAAACGTAATTACAACTGGCGTCATCACGAAAATCTCAGTAAAAATAGAGTGGCAGCAGTCTCAGGTGTAAATTCAAGAGTAAACCCATGAACGTGGTTTTGTACACTGGTTATATTATAGGCAGCAAGGAATTCTGACTTACTAGGATTACCATGCTCAGGGTCATTCAGTGATTCAATGGCCAGCATAAATGTCTCATGGGATACATCAACTTTCATTACGAAAACCTCAATAAAAACATTGTAGCTTCAGCCTCGGAATTAAATTCAATTAAATATCGCCAACGAACGCTATCAACTATTTCCCGCCGAATAACTTTAAATGAATATGATTCTTCCAGATGGCGAATAAAGTTATAATTTTCATCAAGTATATAATGAGTGAGCGGTAATGTAGCATTAAACATTACAAAACCCGAGACTTCACATGTATATGACATTATGACCACTTTAATAAAAAGAATGTGGCGGCTTTTGGGGATTTAAATTCAATTGAATATTTAAAAGCAACATGCCTACCGTCCTTTGCGCGAATAAAAATTGGATTAATTACCACATTATACCGTTGTTCTATACGGTCCAATACGTACCTATTGTTAAATCTATCTATTGGGCTACGTAATTCTCTCCCAACATTATAAATTACCTGCTCGGAAACGTCAACAGTAACAGACATATTAACGCTTTAACATGGCCATGGTATGGCGGGCCGTAATAATATCCTGTAATGGGATATCTGAAACTTCATGCTGGTCAATTATCCAAGGGGTAATATCAACGCCCAGTTTTAATGCTCGAGTCATAAATGAACGAATTTCCGCAATTGATTTAAATCGTCGTGCATCAGACTCAGTAGTCCACCAATTATGGTTAGATGGCATTCCATCTAAATATTGAATTACTTCCCGACCACGATTTTTAAAGGCGGCCGGACGTTTGACTATATAATAAATCATGTTAACTAAACCTCAATAAAAAGAAAGTTGCGTCTGCATCTGAATTAAATCTTACGTCTCTATACATAGTTGTGCTATTTGATCCCACTCTTTGTACTGTACAATTATAATGCTGTTCAAAGTCTTCAAGAGTAGTAAAACTCCGTGATTGCTCCAGCGCAGCAAATGCATTACGTATGATTTCTATTGGCATGCACATAGTATACACTAAGAAAACCTCAATAAAAACATTGTTCGATCCGCTTCTGTCTTAAATCTAAAACACCCCGACACTATTATGGCATTATATTGGCTACTGAGTACATGATCCATCGAGGAAAGTCCTGATTTATACCATGTTACATTATTGGGCAAACTATTAAGTAAGTTTTGATATATTCGGTGACGATGATATTCTTTTTCAGTAAACTCATACCCTATTACTGTGTAGGGATATTCCTGTTCCAATGTATTATCTGTCATTACGAAAACCTCAGCAAAAAGAAAGTACGATCTTCTTCCTTAGTGAAATTTAAATTGTGTAAACCAACATCGTCAGATGTAATATTTTCATATACGCATTTAAATTGATTTCGAAGGACTCTGATAGTTTTATTATTAAACGCATACCCTCCGCCAGGAGCCAAATTCTCCTTAAGAAAATTCAGCATATATGGGGTTAACAATCTGTATTCCCCATTAAACGTAAAAATTGGTAATTTATACATACATTAACTCCAGGCTAATTTAAACCAAACGGCATCGCGTCTATTACGAAATAAAAAAGAATGAGTACCATCCAACCACCAATTGCCCCCAACCCAGCTGCCATTATGTGAATAACTGGCACCAAACTGACGACGACACCAGGCAATACGACGATTTATATCTTCGTAAGTCATACCCCTGCCCAGTAAGTGCCTAGTCACGGTTATATCCCATGAGTTCCAGCAACTCCCCTGAACTCACATGCCAGTCTTGTTCAATTACGTCAGCACATTCTCGAACAATTAACTCGGCGAATTTTAGCACGGCAGCACGATCATATTCATCCATGCTATCCCAGCAGCCCTGGGCAGTTAGTCCAGACCGATACATTAATTCGTCAATTCTTGGGTTCATTAAGATTTAACTCCTTGAGCTATTTTAACATATTTTTAAATACCGGAACCAAACGGCGCTGCAAACGCTCTTGACGAGCATCAGCAGTAATACGCCAACCATAACGATCGAAATATTCTTCATTTAAGATTTCTGCGTAAAACTTAGCAGCTTGGTGTGCTGATTTAAATCGTTTATTAAACAGGAATACTTGACCGTCTAGCACCTGACCCCAGTTAACGACAATTTGTTTAACAGTTTCAACTTTAATGGGCAGACGTCGTCTCATCGAGCAACTCCAAAATGTTGTTGAATATGCTGGGCAATAATAGCCCCCATATCATCGGTTCTAAGACTATTGTTTAATACTACGGACACACATTCCTCCACAATTAATTCAGAAAACAATTCTAGAGCATACATGTCCGCAATTAAAAAATTGGGATCCGACACACCAGTAAGCCGGGAATCAGCATGAGCACCGGCTAGACGTGCTAGATTTAACATTAATTCCGTCATTCTTCAACTCCAAAACGAACCAGCAAATATTCATTGAGTAAAATAGAACCGGTTCTAAAATCTGTGTCAGGACTTGCCATACCCTTCTTTAGAGCAATATCAGCACATTCCCGAATCAATAGCTCGGCGAACTTTTGTTCTACTAATTCGTGTAGTTCTTTTATTGAACAATCTAAATCTTCTTGTGCCAAATAAAAGTCTCTAGCCTGTGTTTTAAGTTCTTTAATTCGTTCGTTTATTTTCAGTTCCTTGAGGTTTAGTAATTCATACAAATATCAATATTTGCCTTATTAAGGCCTTGCCCAGATCTATCACAGACGCATTTATATTCTATTCTCATTCAGTACCACCAGGGCTTAACGGTTGACCCTGCCGTAACTGAGTCATGTACATTTTAGTCATAACCGCGGACTGTAACTCCGCCAGGGCATCAACAATACTGTTGTATTCCTCCAGACTAATTCCACCACTGACGATAAATTGATTAAATTTTTCAATCGCAGCCCTAACAGCCATAGTATAAACTCCCGAATTAAATGATTAAGTGATAAAACAATTGTAAATGGTGGTGAATTAATTGTCAACAGGTGATGTTAATTCACACTTTACTACACAATACCACACAATTATACACTAATTGGTGGCGAATTATAGTCTGGTGTCAGTACCCTAGACCCGACTGAAAAGAGCGAGGTGTGTGGGTAGACACAATGATTGACGCACAGACACGCAGCATGACTGTGATAGTGGCAGCTAGAGTGTGACGCATCACCTTCGACGTCACCAGATGCCTTCTTCACCTTCGGCATCACCTTCGAAGACCCTTGACCCACGATTTCCCGACTTTCCACTCGATGGAATCCGGTTGTATACCTACCCTATTCCACCATAGCAAAACCCTGTTCTAAGCTATTTAAAGCTATACTCCAGGGCAGCGATTGTAACTCTAACTTTCCACTCGACAGAATCGAGTTATAGAACCAACTTCTACATCTTCACTCTTAGAATGAGTTTCCGAGATTTCGCATCTAGAGTCAAATTCTTAGATTTCAGACCTAGATCCAAATTCTTAGATTTCGTTTCTAGAGTCAAATTTTTAGATTTCGTTATCGGGTATATGTATAACATATAAATACATTACACAAGGAGCGTAACATGCCATACACAGTAACAGTATTATCTACAAAACCTCAGGGAACTGAGTGGTGGGATGCCGTTGAAGGATCACCTGACTATATAGCTCGCGAGGAGTTATTTGCCTGGACAGCACAGCAACCGGGATTCATCAGTGTATCGTCGAGGATTACAGGACCCAATAACGGTGAGAATATATTTGTCTTTGATACAGAAGCCAACTACCTGGCTTACAATGCAGCCATGATTCAGCAGCCTGCTGCCATTACCCGTAGTGCTTATAATCAGACCTGGGGTATCACCTGGACCGCCAGCGCCGAGACCACCTAGGTCTGGCCTTCAGATTTCTTTAGGGCCTGCCGGGTCACCAGATTTCTCCTCCGGTGACCCAGATGGAGTTCAAGGATCGTCGTATTTTTACAACAGTCATTTCGTTGTTTTTATGCGACACAGAAGTTCAGGCCACGACTCCATTATAGCTGATTTTTCGTTAATTGTCAACCGGTTTTGGTGTCGTTTTTTCGCAACATGTCGTTTTTTTGCGACACCAGAACCAGAAACCAAAGCTATATTATAGCATAAAAACCGTTAATTGTCAAGTGAAAACCGATGTCGGTTTTTTGCAACATCAGAAGTGTCAGGCACAGTGCCGTCCATCCCTTTTCATTCGACAAATACATTGTAGTTGATATTGATTTAATTGTCAACCTCCAGGTTAGGTGTGCTTTTTTCACTACAGTCCCAAATCCTACCGGTATTTCATTTAATTGTCAACCTCAGCATGCCGACTGTTGTTTTGACCTGATTCTAGGAATGACAGGCACCCTCGCCGTCCATCCCTTTTCATTCGACAAATACATTGTAAGCGGAATTGATTTAATTGTCAACAGGTTTTGTTGCAATAAAACACTAGACAGATAAATCATATTAGGCTATAATAGTTATACACTAACAAAACGGAGTACTAAATGACTAAACAGCGCAAACCCACTCACAATGCAGAGCTGCATGTTGAGCTGCTCAGCATTGTACGTCAGTACTCAACAGGGCTTATTACGGACATTGAGCTGCTGGAGAGCTGCAAAACCCTGCAGGACTTGTATGCTAAGTTGGACGTAACTGAGCTGTATGATGGTAATGGCATTAAGTACACTAGCAACCCTTTTGCTACTAAGGAGTAAGCAATGACTAAATGGCATAAGCAGTGGAATATTAATGAGCTTAACCGAGAGCTTGCTGACATTGTAAAGCAGTACTCGTCAGGGCTGTTAACAGACGTTGAGCTGTTGCTGAACTGTCAGCTGTTGCAAGAGCAGTATGCGCAAGTGAACTTGAGCGAACTGTGCGACCCTAATACAGGGTTGCGTCACCCCAAGAACTTTACACCCTTTGCTACTAATAAGGAGTCCGTATGAAAACAGTTATACTAGTATTAACCCTCAAGGTACCCGAAGACGTCAGTGTACAGGCAGCTATTGAGTCAGTTGAGTGTACGTATAAAGGGCAGGACTTGCTACATGACTGCCGCATATCAGGTTATGAACAGGAGGCAACACAATGAGCTGGAACTTAGAAGGTTTGCGAGTACGTGGTACTTACCTTGAGGACTTCCCTGTTGAGGGGCGGGTGGTGCTGAGCCGTGTATCATACGGGGGTAAGGTTGTGCATACTGTGGAGCTGGATGCACCTATTCAGGTCTTTGGGTCAGTGCGTGACCGTGTTATCCTGAGTCAGGGGGAGGTATTGCAGATTAGCAGTAACCGCCAAATGACTGCTTGACCATTAAATCATATTCGGCTATAATAGCTTTACACTAACAAATGGGAGTAGTCGATGAAGGGTTACGAGAGCGTTTACAGCGGTGTTCGGGGTGCGTGTTGCTGCGGATGTTCGGGCCGTTATTGGGCTGAGGGGGAGAAAATGTTTCCCAGTATGCTTAAGAAAGTCCTAAACAATCCTTTAGTTAAGGATGAGGGCAGTCATGCATGGGTAGAAGTGGGTGCTAAGATCTACGTAGCATACAAGTACAAATAGTCTAAGGGGGCCTTAGTGCCCCTTTAGCGGTTGACAGTTAATTCTAATTCGGCTACAATAGCTATACACTAAACAAACGGAGCAGTTGATGACTCACTTAGCAGATCTGTCCCACTTAGAGAATTTGAAATTGACTGATCGAGTACTGGATCAGATCCAGAAAGACATTGCAAGTCAGCACCTATCCGCAATTGCGGAACTGTTAACATTCGTGCCTGTTGAGAATCTCAGAGGCTACTTACCAGAGGCAGAAAATATGATTACATCTTGGGAATCGGCAAAAATATCGTACGACATGATGTTGGACGAAGAGCGTGAGGTTATGGTGGCGGGACTACAGTTCTGGCCCAGTGAGATCCTGCGTCGTCTGGATCCTATCGCATACAGAACCGGGCTTAACGATTACTTAGACGCCTTGGGTATTGACTCAGACACGTTTGACTCTGTGGAGGACCTGATCGGCGGTCCCAGCGTGCCCTATGGTGGCAATGAGTAGTTTGACAATTAAATCATATTCGGCTACAATAGCAGTACACTAACAAAAGGAACTGCAATGTCTAAAGACGCACTCATAGTAAAGTTAAAACGACGTGAAGCTTCTGCTAATGTCACTATGGTTAACTTCAAGTCAAACTTGGAAAAGAACCCAGCGTATGCACTAAGCTGGGGTTTAGATGCGTTTGCTGCTGCTGCAATGCTAACGATTACCGAGCAGATGCTTAATGCACTCAGCTCTGAGACCTGCTCAGTGAAGGCATTGCACGAGCTCTTAATGGATCGTGTTAGGAACCGCAGTAAATACCCTCCACAAAGCACCAGCCCCACCAGCAACCTCATGGAGCAGTATGAGCTTGCGGCTTGCTCAGAGATCGCTGATGACTGTGAGCGTTATTTTTCTGTTGACAATTAAATCATATTCGGCTACAATAGCTGTACACTAAACACTTGGGAGTTAAAGATGCGCAAATACAATTTAGTACTTACAGAGCGTGAGTTGGATATGTTGGACAAGTACCTTGATCTAGCGGACGTGGAGGCTGAGGATGCACAAGCCTGTGCGGACATCCAGGAGAAGGTGTACGCAGTACAGCAGGTGGGTATTGACAATTAAATCATATTCGGCTACAATAGCCGTACACTAACAAAAGGGAATTGAACATGAAAGCATCTAACCTTACCGCATTCGTAGATCAAGAGAACCGCTTTGCCGCTGTCTTCCGACGTCCTGCGTTGAGCTTGCAAAGTGCCAAGGACCGCCAAGCAATTGCTAACCGCCTGGATGCTGCACTCAGCCCCGAGAACCTTACCTGCGATGGGGAGATCTCCCGTGCAGAGGTAGCACGCCGTTACCGCTTCCTGTCGGGTGCTGCC